CCATTACGCCACGGGACATATTATCGACTATGTGTTATCTTTTAGATAACTCACGTGCTACGATCGACCGATGTCGAGACCCAGGAAGAAGGATGTCGTGCACATCCCGCCCAGCTCCGAGGAGCTTTCGAGCGGGAGCTTTCTCTGCTGCATCGGCTGCGAGCGCGAGTGGCCGCTCCGATTGACCGTGCCAAGCCTCGATCGGTGCGTGAACTGCGCCCGCGAATGGTGGCGTTCGGAGCGAGAGGCTCGCGTCGGATCTCGGTGGAAGAAATACGGGCTGTCGCACAACGACGTGGCGGAGATGCTTGAGGCCCAGGGGAACACGTGCGCAATCTGCAGCAGCAAAATCTCGTCGCGTGGTTGCCACGTGGATCACGATCACAAATCCGGCGCGGTGCGTGCCCTTCTCTGTCGACGCTGCAACACGTCCCTGGGCTACTTCGATGACGATCCCGACATCTTGCGAAAGGCGGCGCACTACATCGAGCGCCATCGCGGCCAAATAAAGTCGCGTCGTCCGAGGATTATGCGAGCGATTCCAGTAATCCCGCTTCGCCCGAGAAAACCACACCACTTCGTTACGCGCTCGGGCGAACGGATAGACCTCAGCGATCCGTCTCTCTTGGGCCGACTCAAGGACGACAAGGAACTGGAACGAGAACTGGACGCTTATCTGACGCACAAAATAGCGTCCGGACGCAAGCACGAGGCTCGAACCAAATCGTAACCAAAACCATTCGGTGCTACGATCACAGTGAATACGTGGCGCGCCACGTGTTCCGCTCAGCCCTGCTAGGGGCCTACGTCAAGCCCCGAACCCATGCATGAACGCGAGCATCTCGAATACGGCTCGCGCACTCGAAGCCCTCGACCCCCATCGGCGAGGGCTTCGCCTTGGTGTAGGCTGCGCGATCCGGACAAAGAAGAACCCCCCGGCTTGTGACCGAGGGGCTCTTGGCTGTTCAGGAACTGGAGTACGATGCAAAGCCCGCGCGGAGCGGACAGCCCATGTCGCAACATGGGTGGGAGATTCGATTGTGGATGAGCACGAAGGACTCGTCAACGAGCGACTGAGAATCTCCGAGCAGGAGTTCCGACGCGATCCTGCGCACGCGATACGCGCCGCGAAGAACGCGCCCGTCGAGATCGTTCGAGAGAACGGTTCCGTGCGCATGGTGATCGTTCGCCAACGCAAGCGCCTCGACGTCTCTGGCGAAGCTGTCTGACACGGCTTATGCTCGACGCGGAGGGTGCGTGAACAAAAAGCGAACACCGAAATGCGCTTCGTGCGGTGAATACACCGAGCGGGACGAAGAGTACGACGCCTACCGCTGCAAGCCGTGCGATCAATGGGCAGAGAAGGCGTGCGGTGACGCGTCATGCGTGTTCTGCGCGAGCAGGCCAGACAGGCCGTCGGACACGCAGCGGCGGACTGCCGAGGTGGCAAGAGCGCGACGCAGGCAGGCACAACAAAGTCCGTTGACGCCCATCTTGCCCACGAACCCCCACGACACGGAATGACCAAGACTTGGTGCGTTGAATCCGGCCGTCACCGGAAACCACATCTCTGGTGCGTGCGCATCGACGGCGCGAGCGTCTACGCGGACCACATCTCAACGCTATGCGGCTACGTGGTGACGCTGACGACCGGCATTGAACGTCGCGCCCCCACGTGCCCTGAATGTCGCGAGGCGCTGCGCAAGCAGCGAGAAGGAGCTGCTACGTGAGTGGAGGACAAGAAGAGGCTGCGCGCGAAGACCAACTCGTTGGCGCCGTCGAGGCGGCGGCGGACGACCTGGTCGACGCGCTCAAGGCAACGGGCGACCGTGCGTTCTTTGCGGTGCACCCTGGGGCGATCGCCACCGCAAACGAGATCCTGAAGGACATCGGGCTTCAGCTCGTGAAGCGAAGCGATCTCAGCGACGGAGGTGCAGCGTGAAGCGCGGCCGGCCCCCCACGCGGCACTCCGTCGACCGCGTCGCGAAGCGCAAGCCTCCGACAACCAAGGACACTCGTCCCGTGCCGCCGAAGCTCTTGCCGACTCAGAAGGCGCTGCGCATTCTCCGCCGCGTTGCTGCGCAGCGGTCGTGTCCGCCCGATGACGTCCTCGCGGCTCGGGTCGAGATGATGAAGATCATGCGCATCGACGGTGCCTCGACGAGGATCGAGGCCGGTGATTGCAGCCGTACCGCAGAAGAGTGGTGGCGCACGCTGGGGGGCTTGGCGTAAGGACGTCGAGCGGTCAGGTCCGTGGCCGTGGCCGTCCTGGACGATGGCCGTGATCGTCCGGGACGAAGATTCCGTCGACGAAGCTGCCAAGCGACCGCTCTCCGTTCAGAACGCGGACGATCCTTCCGCCTTCCGAGAAGAAGTACGGGACGTCCTTCTTCCGATCGATCGACAACCCTTCATTCACGAGGACCTCTGCCAGGCGCTCCATCGCTTCCTGGCCTCGTCGGATGTTTTCCTCGACGTCGCCCCGACCGCGCACGTAGTCCGCGATGTACGACCTGGAGATGGCCTCGGTCGCCGCATCCGAGAGAGCGACCTCCATCCACACGTTCATGCGGTCCGACAGAAGCACGCCGTACGCCCACCACTTCTCGCGCTTCGCCAGGTAGAAGCCGTGGTGGATGCCACCGCCACCCACGCGAAGGCCGGGGTCGTACCCGTCCCCGCCGATCGACAGGGTCACGCCTCGAAAGGTGAGCTTCATGGCCATCGACCAATCGGGTTCGACCGAAGAAGCGCCGCCCACGTCTCCTCGCGACTCAGCTTCACCATCTCGATCGCCGTTTCCACCGCGTCTCGCGACGACACAGCACGTGGGCGCGGAATCGCTCGCTGGTACCGACGCGACGCTCTCAGAAGCACCTCGGTCGCCTCTCGTTGCGGCCGACCAGCGCGCACGAGCGCCTCGGTTACTTCCTGCTGCGGCCGACCAGCGCGCACGAGCGCCTCGGTTACTTCCCGCTGCGACATCACCAACACGAGCTGGCCATCACGTGCGGCGAGCGGTTGTCTCGAAGCATCTCGGCCAACGAGAGCGTGTGCTGACCATCCTCGTCGAAGATGAGGGTCGACTCGACGTCGTGATCTGAGACCTCGGCGATCTCGATCTCCTCGTCGCCATCATCCCAAGGCGAGTCGCGAGCAATCACCTGTCGCACGTCCGCCATGAATGCCGCTGCGACGTACATGGTCTCACCGGCGAGCTTCGCCTTGAACACGCTCAGACTTTCTTCACTCATCTCTTCCTCCGTGCCCATCAGGGGCATCGACCTCCGTTGAACCGTCGTCGGTTGCGAGAACCCGTGTGGTCGGTGGCGGAGACACAGGGAAGCGCCACCCACCATTCTCCAGCGAGTACCGACGATCGTGAATGTCTTCGCAGAGCGACTCCGTCAGGCCAAGTTCCGCGAAGCCTTCGCGCCAACGCTCGCCCTCCACCTGGACCATGTTGTACTGGCTGGAGATGTGGACCAGGTTCCCATCTTCGGAAAGCCAGTAGATGCCGTCCGAGTTTGTTTCGTTGGACACGGACACGGCTTCGAGTTTCCAGCAGCGGATCGGATCGCCGGCCATGGTGTACTGAACCACGATCCAGTCTGCGCCCAACCCCGACGCACACGTTGCTGAGCACGCACGGTCGACTCCTGCGCACGAGCAAAGCGCGAACAACATCAATCTCAGAATCCACTTCATGACCAAACCCTCCTCTGCGACATCGACGTCACACGTCAGACGCGGCCGACGCTCGACATGACGACTCCCACTTGTCCATCTTGCGTTGCATCATGCTCGCCAGCTCCTGGACGCCGATGTCGAGCTTTCGCACCGCTGCGAGAACGCAGAGCATGACGTCTGCGACCTCCTCCACGCGCTTCTCGTGAGAAGAGCCTCGATACGTGCAGCCGGGTGTCTCGGAGACGATCAGCACCTCTCGCATCAGCTCGCCGACCTCCTCCGTGAGCTTGGCCGTCGCTTGCAACGGTGTCTTCGGGTCGACGGTGCCAGCGACCTCGAACGCTCTTTCCACCGCCGCGACGAACTCCGCCTGATCGTCACTCACTGAATCGTGCATGTAGTATTCGTGCAGGCTCATGTCCGCCACCCTCTCTCTATTTCGGTGCTGTCAAATCGCCAAAACCAAGTGTCCGCCTGGTTCGTAGCAAAACACCGCCGAGGTAACGTCCAGAGTCCGCGTGACGATCCGATGCCTTGCCATCAGACAGGCTACCAACCAGCCGTCACGAAGAGATCGCCCACCAAGACGGATGCGGCTATCCGAGGGAAGCAGCCATTCGCAGGGGAATGCTCCACCAAGCTGCTCAAGCTCCGGATACGAATCCGGGGGCTTCAGCATGGACGACCACTCATCTCCGTAGAAAACGACAACATGACCTTTCCCTTGTCGCACTTCTGTCGGCGGCGGCACCATGCTTCGGTGTTCATCCCACGCCTGTTGCTCAACAACAAGCGCGTGACTGCGGAGCGCAACCATATAGCCGTAACCCTCGAATGCTTTTCCCGTGTCAGGTGCAGACAGATTGGAGAGCACGGCGGCGCGAAACATTTCCCTGGCGGGCAGGTGCTCGACTCGCAATCCATTGAGTCGCACTCCGCCGACCGCGTCACGAACGATCGCAGCGGCTTCCTCGTAAGACATTTGAGTCATGACTCAACCACCTGATTCAGCAAACTGACGACGAGGTACGAAAGGCCACCGAAGGGGATCGACCGTCGGATGGTCTGCGCAACGTCCTTCTCGTTGGGCAACGACATCGCCTCGCGGAACGCATGGAGCACCGCGAGGCTGGTCCCCGCAGGGGCATGGTCGGTGTCTTCCCAGCGAGCCACCGTTCGCATGTCGCAGCCGACGCACCGCGCGAAGTCTCGGCGCGACACGCCGAGCCAGTCTCGGACCTTTCGTACCTCGTCTCGATCCATCAGACGCGGTCCTTGAACCATCCGACGGCCTCGACACACTGCGCCTCGACGACCCCCCATGCGAGCAGCCCGTGACGAGTGTCAAGATCGACCTCGCCCGCCGCCTGCCTGCTTCCTCGGATACTGGTGAGCATCACCTCGGGGGGCACATGCTTGTATAGGCTCTCTGGCACGAGCAGCACGTTGGGCTGCTGATCTCGCTGCCACCGACAGAACCCCAGTGCGCACAGGTACGCCACCGCCTCTTCGGTCGTCATACCGACACCTGCGCGGCAATCCTCGGATGCGGATCGTAACCTTCGAGCACGACATCCTCGTACTTCATGTCGAAGAGGTCGCGGCACGTCGCGTCGATCCGAACGGTCGGAAGCGCCCGCGGCTCGCGCCCGAGCTGCTCCATCGCCTGCTCGACGTGGTTGTTGTAGAGGTGGACGTCGCCGAAGGTGTGCACGAAGTCACCGGGCTTCAGCCCCGACACGTGAGCGAGCATCTGCGTGAGCAGCGCGTAGCTCGCGATATTGAAGGGCACCCCGAGGAACACGTCGGCGCTGCGCTGGTAGAGGTGGCAGCTGAGCTGCCCGTCCTGCACGTAGACCTGGAAGAGAGTGTGACACGGCGGAAGCGCGACCTTGTCCGCCTCCTGCGGGTTCCACCCGGTGACGATGAGCCGCCGGCTGTTCGGGTTGCGCCTGATCTCGTCGGCGAGCCACGCCAGCTGGTCGAAGCCATCGTGAGCGTAGGTGCCATCGTCCAGTTTCGTCGCGCCGAAGTTCCGCCACTGGTGCCCGTACACCGGGCCGAGGTCGCCGGGCTCGCGACCGAAGCGGGCGCACTGCTCGGGCGTCGCCCACTCGTTCCAGATCGAGACGCCGACATCCTGCAGAGGCTTCACGTGCGTCTCGCCCCGGATGAACCAGAGCAGCTCGTGCACGATCGACTTGAAGTGCAGGCGCTTGGTCGTCAGCAACGGGAACCCCTTCGAGAGGTCGAAGCGAAGCTGGGCGCCGAACAGACTGCGCGTCCCGGTGCCCGTGCGATCGCCTCGACGCGACCCGTTCTCCATGATCTGACGCACGAGCCCCAGATACTGCTCATCCACGTGATTCGACATCTTTCTTCTTCCTCTTGCTCCGCGCGTGCTCAATGCACGACAACACCTCTCGGCCACGCCATGTCGGCTTGATCGCAGGGGCATGCATCAACACGCCGCGCGTCCACTCAGCGAGTCGAAAAGCGACCAATGTCCCCATGGGCTCAACAGACGTTCCATCCCCGGTCACCACCGAGCTTTTCGCAGCCACGCGCAGCCAAAACAGCTGCGCCTTTGTCAGCTTGATGCGGTCTGCGAACTGCGCTGGCTCCAGGTCGTGAATGATGTCCACGAGCACACTGCCTGTGCTGCCCATCTTGACGAGGTGAGGCTCTTGCTTCCATTTCAGCAGACCAGCCTCGCAGCACGCCGAGGCGATGCGATGGTCACGTGCTGAAATCTTCACCGTGCGACTTCTCTTCGTCATCTGTGCATGCACGCGGATCGTGAATGCGATCTGCGTCTGTACTGCGACCTTCATGAGTCCTCTTCGCGCGCCATCGCGTCTCGAAACGCACAAGCAAACTCCGCGTTCCCCCTGTCGCGAACGCTGTCCATGTACCGGGTCCACTGTTCGACCCACGCCACGCGCTCTGACAGATCTGCGTCGGCGTCCGGACGAGGACCGGGATAGCCCGGAAGTGGAACACCGTCCGCATCCGTGTAGATGGGCACCGGGTCACGGTCCGCCGAGCAAACCTGAGCAGAGTCTCCTTCCCAGTTCTCGTGCCCTCGCGGTCGATCGCAGCGGAGCCTCGTGCCAGGAATCAACTTGTTGCAGCACTCGTCCCGCTCGTACAGGCGACGATGTTCATCCGCGGGCAATCCGCAGATGTCGCAGTAACCGTAGTCCTTGCCGCGGCTCGGCCAGAAAGAGTGTGGTGCGTAGACTCGATTCGACATGAACCCCTCCTAGAACGTTGATGGGCGACCGTCGCTCGCCTTCCAGAGCAGCTTCCCCTCATGCACCGTCACACCCATGGTGTAGAGGTTCACGAGCATCTTGACGACCTTGCGCGCCAATCGTCCGCCGGCAGACCTGTCTGGAAACTCCTCCAGCACGAGCTTCACCATTCGGGCTTCAATCTTGTCCGGGGACCCGCGCAGGACTGCACAGCCGATCGCTATCCTGGTCCTCTTCCAAGACCAGGCTCCGGTCTCGTAAACGACCTTCACGAGCAGCTTGTTCGAGTTCCGCACCGGGACCGCTTCCAGCTGCAGGACGCGCATCAGATGATCCCGCTCATGTCCTGGAGCACCGCGTAGACCCACGGCTCGACGAAGGCCACGGCCTCCTCCTGTGCGGCTTCGAGGGTCTCGCTCGTAAGCGCCTGGCTGTAGATCTCCATCGGATGACAGGTCATGAACCAACCCTTGCGACCGACGATCTGATGCACCGCGATCCGAAACCCTGGCTTCGGACCGAAGTGCCGATGCGTCGACGCGACCTCGTTGGTCTTCGCGTCATGCGACGTGACCCGCCATTCAATGAAGCTGTCGCCCACGCTACCTCCGTCGAATCTCATAGCCGATGCGATCGAGCGCGTCGGCGAGCTTGTCGTAAGCCCACTGCTTCGAGCCGATCGTCAACTGGCTGCGATACCCGGACTCCGAAGAGCGAAGCGCACCGGTGAGCGCTTCGACGACCTCCGCCTTCTCGATCGCCGTCAACTCAGAATCATCCCTCATCGGTGGACCTCCGCACGCTGCGCTGGAACCTCTTGTCCCTCCGAATGTGAGGGACCTTGTTCATCTTCTTGCGAATCGAGATGAGTGTGTCGATCACCGCATCGAGATTCTCTGGATACATGAAGAAGTAGGGAGGCTTCTCTCCACCACCCTGCGTCAGAAGCTCAACCGACACGCCGTGCCACAGAGGCTCGATTTCGCGGTTCAGCTCGAAGATGCTCGGGCCCCGCTCACCCACATGCGTGTGGAAGAGCAACCTTGCGGTCATGACATGGTCGTCGTCCACCTTCGCGACCATGAAGCGATCGGGATACTTTTTCGCCATCCAGTCCGCGAGATCCATCCGCAGCACGCCGCTGACGGATTTCGCGCGCTTCTGGTACTTCCACCACAACGCGTGGACCTTCGGCGTACTATTGAGATTGAGCCAGTTGTTCCACACCTTGCGTTCCTCGCGAGTAAGTGGCCGCGAACGACTCGCACCGCACCCCCGCGAGCACTGCTCCACGATCTCCTTCGAGCTGGCAGAGTGAGGCTTCCACCGGTGCCCCCGCTTCTCGCATACGACGTGGGTCTTCTGTTTCGACATCAGCCGGCTCACTTCCCGAGAGGTTTCCACGTCAGATCCGAAATGAAGACTTCTCCGCTCAAAAGAAGAGTTTTCGCGACGGGCACCGGAAGTTCGTGCCACGGTACTTCGATCACCCTGACCGGATACACCGGACCGAAGTAGTAAGAGCCTACTGATCCGCTTCGGTGCGCCTGTTCGGCTTCTTGCTTCGCATCGGACATCGAGAGCCAGCATTTGTAGCCCTCGTGTCGTTGCCCCTCGTCCCTTTCGATGTACTCCACGACGTAGGCGAACTCGGGCGTCAATGGATGCTTGATTTTCTTGGATATGCGAGCGCTCCGCCTTTTGCGGATTGCGGCGTACTCTTTGTCCATGAGAGTTTGGATGCGACCCGATGCCTCGATGATTTCTTGTCGCCTGTACTCGGATGACCCCACGGCGTGCGCCTGAAGGTCACTCAGTCGGCTCTCTACGGCTGCCTTTGCGTCCGCGAGGGCCCGGTATCTCACCGAGTCACGCATTGTGCCTCTGCCTCTGCCTTTCTCCCCGCTCATCGAGGCACCGCCTTCCACGTCGTAAGCGGACGTCCGATCAGCGTCTCCGCCTCATCTCTCCCAAAGCCACCTCGCTCGGCAATGCGCATCGGAGACTGTGCCCGGCCGTACTTCGCCGCGTAGGCTTCGTAGACCACGAGGTGCTCTTCCCACGACATGATGCCGTCGGGATACCCGGTCCTGCGCAGACCTCCCCCCTGTACCGGCACCCAGCACATGGGGCCAATCGCCGACCGAAGCGCATCGCTGACGACGTGATAGGTGCGCTGCAGCTGCTCAGGAATGACACCCGGTCGCGCGATGCATGCATCGACAACGAGACGCGAACCTTCGAGGTACCTCGTGCATCGGGCGACGACGGCGATGTTGTTTCGCTCGGCCTCGTGTGACTCCCCCAAGAGTCTGTGCAGGCTCGCGAGGTTGTCGATCTGATCGCACACCTTGACCAAGCACGCGTCCGGGAATCGCGTCTTCGCCATCTTCTGCGCCTGATGCTGCTTGCGCAGATCTCGCGTCCACGCGGGGTCGTCAGTCAGCTCCCGAACAAGAATGATCGTGGAGGCCCAGAACCCCTCCATGCGCAACGTTTCCTCCGAGACGCCGCAATCCTCCATCACGTCGTGCAGATACGCAGCGGCGATCACTGCCGCGCCAATCTCGGTGTCGTCGACGTGAGGCTGGACCAGCCTGGCGACCCGAGCCGGGTGGTTGAAATACGGCTCACCACCCGACCGAGACTGACTCCTGTGGCTATGCGAGCTGAACTGCGCAGCCTGCACGATTTGCTCGAACAGCTCAGCCCCCATCGTCGACCCCCTCGTCCCCGTTCGCGACTTGCTCGATTTGCTCATCCACGAGGGCGCGAATCACCCCCAGCAGCGCGATGCGGGCCGCTCTGGTCGGAGCCATCGGGATGCGCACCGAAACGTTGAGCTTCACCAGAAGCTCCAACTCGGTCAGCCATGGGTCCAGGTCGCCGTCCATGATCATGGGGAAGAGACCTGTTGCGATCTCCTTTCTCCGATTGATCAACAACACGCGACGTTCCCAACGCTTCTCGTCTTTGCTCACTTCGAGCCTCCAAGCTGTTTTCTGTACGCTGCGATCCCCTCTTCGGTGATCGTCCAGCCGCAGACCACATTCCCGTCCACCACGGTGCCCGGCTTGCCCGGCCTCGGAGCAACCCAGCGAACCAGACCACGAGCCACGAGACTGCGAATCGTCCGCAGACTCGCGACCCGAGAATGACCAGGCCACGTGACCGGAGGACGAGGCGATTCGTCCATGGCTCCAGCACTCAGCAGCGCCATCTTCTGAGTCTCGGTCAACACCACGCGACGCTAGCACGGATGTCTGACACCTCGCAAGGTGCGTCGAACGTTATTCGTTGACCACCTTGTACTGAGTCCCATCCCACCCCGGTTCGACGGGCTTCGCGAGGCCCAGCTCAACCAGGCGTTCGATCGCCTTCGCTGCGCCAGCCTTCCGAATGGACCGCAGCCGAGGATGAAGCTGACACCACGCTCGTTCTCCTGGCTGTCTCGTGGCTTCGTATCGGAGAATGGCGGCCGACTCGGCGCCGAGTCCGTACGGTTTGCTACGCATGAGTTCGAGGATGTGTTTCTGCGCGGGGGTCAGGCGGCTCACTTGGTTCTCCTCGTGCAGGTGGCGCATGTGTGGTGCCCGTCACCGTCGCAATCCGCGAAAGCCTTCTTGTCTTCGGTGTGCAGTTCGCAGTCGGGATGTGGGCCTCGCCCGCGCAGTCGAGCGTGTTCGGCCCGCATGTATGCGATGGTGAAGATCAGTGCGTCGGCGTCGGCCTGGTACCGCTCGGGGCCGGTCGCCCACCGGAGTCGAATGGCGCGGAGCCCCTCGTCGTCGAGCGGCTTGAAGGTCTTGGGAAAAGGAGGGGCGAAGTCGAGCCAGCGGCGGTACCTGGCGATCTCCGCCTTGTACCAGGCGATGCGATTCTCGGACGAGAACAGCGGGCAGCGGATTCCGTGCGACGTTCCCGACCCCTCCTCACCGACCATGCACGACGGCGAGCCGGCACACGGCGGTCGCTCGCGCAACGGGCCGAACTCCGGGTGGTCCGGCATCGGTGCGGGCTCATAGTCGGGATCGATGCACTTCTCGATCTCTTCCACGATGTCCGGAACGTACGCGAGGTCCCCATGACCACGCGCGAGCTGCATCGCGAGGCGGAGCCCCTCCCGAAAACCGTTCTCGTGCTCGTCCGCGCTCCTCGGCTTCTCCCCCTGAAGCCGACCGCATTCGAGGCACCTGACAGCGATCGACCCGAAAAGCAACATGGTCGACCCACACGAATCGCACTTCCTGTTTCCCACGACACCCTCCTGTCAGAGATCGACTTCGACTTCAGCCGTGAGACCCATGAGCCGCCAGCGACGCTCATCGTCGCGAAGTTGCTCCGGCGTGCGACCGACACGCTTGGCGACGAACTCCGCCGCTTCCTTCACCATCGCCTCGACCTCAGCTCGTTTCTCTGCGCAGAACACGACGATCCGCTTCTCATCGGCCATGTAGCACTTCACCTCGTTCTGCGACTCGCACCAGCCGTCGAGCAGCTTCTGAAGCGCGTCGATGTCGAAGTGATCCACCGCATCCTCGAACCACTCCTCCGTCACATTCGCCACGAGATCGCGCGCATCGAACGTGCCGACGCCGAGCATCACCTCCGTACACGCCCACGCCCACGTCCGATCGTTCCCCTCGGCATCCTCGATGTAGTCGTAGGCACCGTAATAGCTCCCCTCGTCTCCATACGGTGTCGTGCTGACCATCGCCACGTCGTAGTCCGCGAAATCCACGAGTTCCGCCTTGGCGATGATTCGCATCTCTCGCGCGTGGTCTTCCGCGAACCGCTTCTGGTCCTCCTTTACCTTACACGCCTCGCAGAGTGTGTGGTGCTTGGAGCGAGACGGCGCGCCACACGCATTGCAGACGCAGCAGATTTTGGCGTGTGCCTCATTGACACACGTGCGGTTACACAGGCCGCACGCCCATATGAAGCGGTTGCCATCTCGCTCCGAAACCAACTTGTAGGGATCGCCCATCTGAACCTCACACGTAAGAGCCGCCGCCGCTCGCGTCCTTTTCGAGTCGCGCGAGGATCGCCTGTTCTGCCTGCGGATCTGACCGAACGACGGCCACGACACGCATCATCGCCGCGGGATTCTCTGCGAGATACCTCGGCAGGAACTCCCTTGCGAACCACGTCGAAGCCATGAGTGCCTCCGACACGTTCTGCTGCGCACGCTGCGCCTTGGCCTGAGCGCCCTTCATCGAAGAACGGCGTCGAAACGGATGATTGTCCTTTGTCCTAGGCATCCGCGTTGTCTTTCCCCTTCCAAGGGTCGCCGTGTCCCAGCGCGAACGACCGCCATCGGTCCGACCACGCGTAGGCCGCCTGCACGCACTCCCGGAGATGCTCAACCTGCCGGCTCACCGCGAGTCTCCCGGCGTACACCTTGCGCCAATAGCTCTCGGCGCACGCATAGAACACCGCAAACATGAGAAGACTGAGCAGCACGCTCCACGGATCCGCCCTGTCGATCCCAATACCGAAAACGCAGCCGGCCGCGAAGGCGCTCATGAGAAAGATCGGCCTCAACACGCCTCGCTCGAACAACTCGCGTCTATCAAGCCTCTCTCGACTCACTTGAACGCCTCCGCGCGAGCGACGCACGTCGCACACGTGACCGGTCCCTTGGTGGGCGCAGACCTGGACGACACCCACTTTTCACACAGGGTCCACGCGCCTTCGACCATCTCCGTTTTCGTCGGCGGATGCGACTGTCTCTGCAGAGCGCAGAAGTGTGCATCCACAACGAATCCCCAGAGGTCAGGCTTAGGTCTCTCGATCGATACAAGGTCTTCTCGCGCGACACGAAAGGAAGCGCCGTCCTCGCGACGTACGACAACCGTTGCGTCGCCCACGTCCGAGACGACGATCCCTGTCCCTCCGGACCACGAGACGGGGGCGCCGCGATCAAGCACCCTCGCTCCCGTCATCGCTCTCATCTGACTTGATGAGCCTCAGCTTCGCCCTGGGCTCATCCGGCTCATGATAGACGGGAACATCCACCCAACCCCCGAACTCGTCATCGTTCCTCGACATCAGCGCGTCGATGATGGCATCGCGGCAAGCCTCACAGATGACGCGATTGCTGGTCGGGTGAATGGCCGCGTCGATGGTGATGTAGCCGATGTTCTCTTCGTTCATGCTCTCGCCACACCAAGTGATCGGCTCTCCGCCATCCAACCGTGCCTGAGCTTCCACGGAGAGCGCGGTCCCGCCAAACGAAAGCATGACGCGCCGAACGTGCGTGATTGAGCCGTCTCGGCTCACCTGCTTCCCGACACAGATCATCGAGAAGCCGTTCTTTACCCGCTTCTTCTTGGGTGCGACAAGGTCACCGACCCTCAAGCCGCTTCCCTCATCCATCGTGCGCCTCGCAGGTCGGCAGTTCCGCGACGAGCTTCGCGAGATTGCGCTTGAGCTTCTGGTACAGCTCCCGAGCGGTCTCGTACCGCGCCCTCGCCATGCCCATGCGCGACTTCGACTGATTGACGGCTCGCGCAGAGACCTGATGAGCCTCCTCGACCCTCAGCGCGTGCTGTCGCTTCGCAGCTTCCAGCTCTGCATCGAGCGCTGCGACCGTCTTGCGCTCCTCCTCCATGGCCTGCTCGCGATCGGCCTCGTACTGACGTTCCGCCGCTTCGACCTCCTTGCCGAAAGCACGAAGCTCACCGAGGGCCTTCTGCATGTCCGTGAGGAGATTTCGTCGGGTGCCCACCAGGGTGTGCGCCTTCTCCAACACTGCACCCGTCAACATCCCCCGCTCCTCCGTCGTGGCCGTGTCCTGCATCGTCTCGCTCACTTTCGCTTGTTCCATTTCAGTTTCCTCGCAGGGAGCCAGGGAACAGCTCCTCAGCGTTGTTCCGCCTCCCGAACGCATCCGACTTGAGCAGTCGAGAACTCGTCTCCACCGCGTCGAAGAAAATGGGATCCGGAGCTTCGAACACGATGCAGCGCTTCACGCCGTCCTTCTCCCACGTCGTGCTCACCAGCCAAGTGCCCTTGATGGTGCGGTGATACTTCATGGTGACGGTGCGCGGCGTGTCGTCGGTGCTCATGGGTGCGTCGAAGGTACCCCTTGTCAGACAGGTGGTCAAGCAGTAGGATGCGCGGCCTATGAACCTCTACGAACTGGGCGACGCATTCCAGACCATCCAGCGCATTCTCGACGACCCGATGGCTGACGAAGCCGAGATCGAGTCGGCGCTGACACTGGTCGACGACATCAAGGGCGAGCTGGACGCGAAGGTCGACGCCATCTGCCGAGTCATCTTCGGCATCGAAGGGGACGTGGCGAAGCTGAAGAAGGAAGAGGAAAGGTTGAAGAAGCGCCGTCAGGCCCTGGAGAACCGTCAGGCGCGACTTCGCGAATGGGTGCGCGCCACGATGAGCGTGCTCGACATCGACAAGATCAAGACGAGCCTCTTCACGGTCTCGCTGACGAAGGCGAAGGCTCGCCTGGTCGTCACAGATGAATCGCTCGTCCCCGACGAGTTCAAGAAGACGGTGGTCGAGATCCGGAAGGCCGACATGAACACGGCGTTCCGCACGATGGGCCTGATCCCTGCGGGGACCGAAGTCGTGATGGGTGACCCCGAACTGAGGATCCGATGAGCAAGAAGTGGGAAAGCAAGAAGTGGTTCGAGCGGGTGAAGAGGCGACCCAAGGGCGGGTGGCTCGCCGTGATCCACTGGTACGAGTACGAACTGCCCGCGGACACGCGACCGTGGTGGAAAAGACTGCTGAGAATCGGCGATGCGCCACAACAGAAGTCGATGCTTCGATCCGCCAATGCATGGTCGGACCACGGCATCGTCTGGCGATGGACTCATAGAGCCGGAACCGTGGGTGACGTCATCGGCATCAATGGGGAGGATATCGTCCAATACATGGAGTACGCCGGAGTCAGCGTGTGGAGCCAAGACAGAGAAACCGAGGAGACGCAGCCGTCCCCACCCACACAGGGGGTCTACCGATGATCGAGACCAAGTACGTGGGGTTCTGGCAGCCCAACAGCGGACCTTCCCTGGTCAGCACCATCGACATCCTCACCAAGCAGGGGGTCGCGGCAGCCTTGCTCGCTCACGCGCAGAAGCTCCTTCCCAACGAAGCCAGGTACCCGAACGTTCGAGACATGGTCGATCCGTCATGGATCGGAGAAGAGCGCGACGCGGTGCTCGCCCACCTTCGACGAGGTCGCGTGCACATGGCCTACCTCGGCTGGTCCACCTGTCGCATCTGCGGGTGCGAGAACGGCACCAAGGACATGACCGATGGTCTGTACGTCTGGCCCGAGGGCTTCGCGCACTACATCGTCGCTCACGAGGTGAAGCCACCGGACGAGTTCATCAAGCATGTGATGAGCCGACGGTGACTGTCACCTACGGAATCTCCCGAGGAAACACATGACCACTCGAACCATCGTCATCTACGGAACGACCGACAAGAACGGCAAGAGCCGAGCCACGTTCGCCACGCTCAAGCAGCACGCCGACCACATTCGAACGCTCCGCGATGCGGATGACCACTTGCTCGAAGAGTTCGAAGCCGACTGTTGGGGACACGCCATGTCCTACTACCAGGCGAAGTATTTCGGCACGTTCTACAAGCCGAACGACCCCAATGTGTGGCTCGCTTGGCCGGACGAGGTTGCGAGCGTCGACGAAGAGGTGCTCATCGAGCGATCTCTCGACCTGCTCGAACATTCCGGTCTGGTCTACCGACCCGAACCTGCGCAAACGTTCGCGGTCATCTCGGGGATCATGACGAAGCTCGAAGAGCACCTTGAAGAGGTTGCCGAGTGCATGCAGCTCGGTGACACCCCGTGAGCCGCGAGCGGTACGAGGATTGGTGTGACGATCGCTACTTCGATGGTTGCCGGAACTTTGCGCGCCTGGATGCCGCGAAGGCTAAACGTGCGCGGAAGGCAGTGAAGCGCGCAAGGAACGCGTTGTTGACGCGGCTCGGGGCAAGTCGATGGCGTGCCAATCTCGTGGCTCGTGCACTCCCACACGAACGAAAGTGGGATGAGCGATGGCTGGAGCTTGACGATATGTCCACCTGGGCGCGCCTCACGATGGGCGCCCTTCGCTGCGGCGAGAATATCGACGCGTACCTTCGACTTGAGCAGGTCGCTGCTGATTTCGAAGTGGACGGGTGTCCCGATTTCGCAGAGCGATGCCACGAGATCATGGACGATCTGTGGCTACGCCTGTCCGACGACGAGGTTCGCCGTCTCAACGAGCGCGATGCGGTCGGTGCAGGCTAGGTCGCTGGTTCACAGATCGATGGGTCCCACATCGCAAAGCGGATTCGGATCTGCCCACTCAGTCTCGATCCACTCCTCGTCATCGTCTTCGTCGTAACGCTCTTCGATATCCAAAGCGAGTTCGAGATCGGCGCCCTCGGACGGGTCAACCCACTCTTCGCCGTTCCACAGGTAGATACCGCTAGTGTCGATGGGCTCCCTCGTGAACCATGCCTGAGCCAAGGCGTCTCGCGTTCCCACCTTGTCTTCTTCGATGGGGAGTTCGTCTGGGTAGAACTGAAGGTCTTCTGTGTCTATCGCGAGCACAACTGGCACGAGAAGGTCTTCCAGCGGATTGTCCGAGTTGTGCTCAGCCAAGTCGATCATCCTCTGATACCAGTAGCTGACCCCATCTTCCTCTGTGAGGAAGATGCGACCCTTGGAGTGTCCCTCGTACCCTCCGCTGTAGTTGCTTCGTTCACCAGGCACCAATCCATGCTTCGCAATGCTCGGCAGATTGGCCGCGTATGTGACGTGGTAAAGGATCATGGTCAGATGCCGTAGTCGATCCACACAGCGTTGCCGTACGCGTCGAGCCCGTAGTTCCCGTTGAAGGTGTCCAGGTCAACGTTTTCTCGAAGACGGTCGATTGCCACCAATCCTTGTGTGAGCTGCTTGGCCCACTTTCGCTGCTCCTCGTCGAGGCGAAACCAGTCTTCAAGTGCGTTGAGCGGACGTCGGCCATCGTAGCCGAACCACACCTCGACAAGAGCCACGGCGGCGTCAAGTCTCCGCGCCTTTCTGTCCGAGAGGTCCAGTGACTCCGTGCAGCGCTCCGCGAGCATCACACACGCCTTCTCGTGACCCTTGAACACGACGCGCGCGTAGGCGAAGACTTCGGGCCACCCTATGACCTTGCCTTGCTGGTAGAGCTTCTCCGCGTACGCGCAGTCGATGCTGCTGATGGTGAGCTTGGCCACCATGTCCTTGCCAGCGGCGAAGACCGCGGAGGACTGTCCGTACTGGAGCTTCACCAAGCGTCGACCACGGAGAAGTCTCGCGAACTCCTCGTCCTTCTGCCGGACCTCTTCGAGGATCTTCTTCGTCTTCCTCGCGTCCGATGTGTTCAAGCGAGCCATCGTCAGACTCGAACGGTGAGACTAGAGACGGAGCCGTTTGACGCGAAGGCTCCCGTTGCCGCGCCCCCACGTACGCCGGCCGCACGATAGCTGTAGGCCGAAGGGGCCAAGTCGAAGATCGAGAACCTGCCGGCGATCGAACGCACCGTGCCGACGAGCGTGGAGCCTCGGTAGACCGAGATGGTCGCGTCGGTCGGACGCCCCACGTTGTCCACGACGCGCCCCTGCGCCACCAGCTTCGACCCCAGGCCGAGGTTTCTCGCGGGTGTCAGGAACAGGCCCGCGATCTTTCGTGGGAGATATCGTGTCTTGAAGGTGTAGCTCATGATCTTCTCACAGAGGGTCGTGCCACGACTCGGTGACGAACTCGTCAGCCCACGTGTTCTCGCTTTCGTACTCGTCTTCCCCATCACGGTCGATGATGTTCCCGTCGTCGTCGACGCGACGCATGTCGACCATGCGGGCCACCTCCTCGATCGGACGCTCTCGGTGCACCGGTCCGCGGTTCCGCCGGAGCACCTCGGGCATCTCGGGACGGACCATCTCGCCGAGCACGATCTGCATGGCCTCGTCCTCGCTGAGGTTCACCCCGTCCACGACCGCGCCGGCCGTGGTCACCTTGTCGGCGAGCAGCAGTGCCATGGCTGCGTCCATGGTGCCCTCCCCATCGTAATAGGTGATTGTCAGCTCGTTCTTTTGGCCGATCCGATGACAGCGATCCTCCGCTTGAAGCTGGTCTGCCGGACGCCAGTTCCGTTCGACGAAGAACATGTCCTGCGACCTCGTCAGGGTCACGCCAGTGGCGATCTCGATGCTGTAGAAGAGCACGTCGATCTCGCCACGCTGGAAACGGTCAACGATCTCCTGCCTTCGACTCGCTCCAAGTCCGCCGACGAACATGTCGTGTCGAATCGGCCTGCTGATGCGGGCCTTCGATCCGAGCTTCTGCAGCTGCTCGTTCTCCGCCTCGATCCCTGAGGCCATCAGCTGCATCGCAGCACGGCTTCGACCCATCACGACGAGCGGGCGCTGCGTCGACTCGAAGAACTCGACGATCTCGTCGAGGATTGCCGGCGCCTTGCCGACTGCCGACAGCTCGCGCAGGGCGGTGAGCTTCGAGAGAGCGGCCGCGCGACTCGCCTTCGCCGCCGCTTCCCAGCCGCCGTGCTCTTCAACCCAGGAGAGGAAGCCCTGCGACGCCTTCGCGTACTCCTTCGCGACCTTCGGATCGAGGGAGACCACCTTCGTGCGGCGCTGCTTCTCCGGGAGGTTCAAAACGTCCGCCTTCTTCATGCGGAGCATGTGGATGCCGCTTGTTCGCGCGAACAGCTCGTCCGAGTTCGTGCGGCCGTCGCAGTTCATCACCTCGCGACGACCAACCCACTGCATGTGACCACCGCAGTAGCGCAGGCAGAACTTGTAGAACGAGCCCCACTCGTTCGGATCGACCAGATGAAGAAGCGGCCACAGTTCCTTCGTCCGGTTCATCACCGGCGTACCCGTGAGCAACATCAGGCGCGGGACGTCCTTCTGGAGCAAGTAGAAGTCGTTCGCCCTCTTCGTTGCAGACGTTGGCACGAACGCGCGAAGCTCCTTGTCCCACTTCACCTTCAAGTTCTTGATGTACTGAGCCTCGTCGGCGATCGCCGTTCGATGCTTGCGATCGCGGAGCCACGCGAGGTGTTTGCCGACGATCTCGTAGTTGAGAACGACAACGTCCGCGTTGCGCATCTCCGGCGTCACGAGGTCCGGATTGCCTCCCTTGATCAGAGCCACCGACAGGTCCGGACGCCAACGGTTGATCTCTCGCACCCAGTTCACGTTGACCTGCGCGGGCACGACCGCGACGGCTGGAGCCTGGATGCAGACTGCCGAGACGACCGTCTTCCCGAGCCCCATCTCCAGCGCAAGGATGCCTCGACCGTCATGCGACTCGACGAAGCTCACCGCCTCGATCTGATGCTCCATCAGACCCTCGGGCAGGTGCCTCGGTAGCTTCAGCGGAGCCGGCCTGAAGTCCTGCTTCTCCTCCTTCGCCGCCGCCGCCCTCTGACGGTCCATGACCTCGGCCACACGGTACCCGTTCACCGTCTTGATGTCCGAGAGGGAGACGAAGAGGTAGTTCTTGCCCTTCCGCTTGCCGAGACCGAGCCGCTGCTTCCCTCGCGACATCCACTGGATGATCGACTTCGTGCCGTCCTCCAACTCGACCTCGTCGCCAATCTTCAGCGCGTCCATGTCCAGAGCGATGTGCGGCAGCTCGCCGGTCACCTCCTGAACGACGACACCCTTTTCAACCGCCTGAGCCGTGGACTTCTGCGGGACGACTTCTTCGAGCAGCATCATGCTCGGAAGTGACACGAGGTCGCCGTCGTCGGAGGCCAGAGGCTCGCCCGTCGCGAAGAGCATCTCCAGCTCCGCGTCTTTCTGTTGCCTGTCCGAGCGAGCCATTACTCGACCCTCCTGAAGCGCTTCGATCCCTTGAACTTCGCGGCCACGTCAGGCGAGAAGTATCGCACCTCGCCGGTCTCCACGTCTGCGATCAACACGCGCACGCGCTGCGTCATCTCGGTCTTCCGCTGAGACGCGGTCACCATGTCGCGGCTGATGCACTTTCGGTCGCCGTAGGCCGCAGAGAGCAGGTTCACGACCGCCGTCATGTCCTTCGTTCGGAAGTACCGCCAGAAGTAGGGCGCCTCCTTCTCGAACGTGAAGAACACGCCGCGTAGAGATCGTGCCTTCTCGTTGTACGTCGTGTTGTACGGCGCATGGACGCGCATGACGCCTGGGCCAACCTCTTGTCGTGCACCCGACGGCCAGTAGGTCGCTGGCACGCGCTCGAAGATGATCGCCTCGGCGCGAGCCTTCTGAATCTCGCTCTCTCGCGCGAGGTCATCCTCCAGGCGGGCCTTCACGAGCGTCAGCATCCTGGCGCTGTAGAAGTGCGTCATCGAGTAGGCGCAGGACTCCAATCCGAAGGCACGTGCGAGCCGCTGGCACGTCGCCACGACCTCGTGCGTTGGGTCGACTTTCTGTGCGACAACGACCTGTTGCCCGAACCCGAAAGTGACGGCGCGGCTCGCGTACCAGAGCGCCTTCGAGATCAGGTTGAGCCTGGCCTGAACGTCCGTCCGCCACTCCTCACGAGGGTCCTTGCTGCGAAGGTAGTCCTTGAGGCCCGGCACGCGGATCGGCTTCCACTCCAGCACCTCGCCGCCCTTGGCGACCTCGCCGGTTGGAAGTGTCTCGCCCTCTCGGGCGATCTTCACGGGGTCTCCCCATTCCTCCGGGGGAATGTTGGGAGCGGACTCGATTGTCTCCTCGGCCAGCTTCTCGTCGAACAGCTTGTCGACGCGATGCATGGCGTCGATCCCGGCTCCGCCTCCGTAGACCTTCGCATCGCACTCCGGGCCAATGCCTCGCTCGACGCTCAGGGGAACGCGAAGCGGGCGTCCGCAGATCGCACACGAAACCTCCATGAGCTGCGTCGAGAGGTCGGTTGCGTAGCTGTTGGGGGGCATCGGAGCAAAGGTACCCGTTTGCGCCGTGGCGTTCTACTCACCCCATACGATCGCCACGATCGCGCGTACCTCGCGCTGCAGCGCAAGAGCATCTTGCTGGTACGACTCAAGCGCATCCGGGTCGATCAGCACTTCTGCGAGCCAAGTGTCGCCCGACATCTCCCCGGAAGCCTTCACCTGAGCGGCTTCTCGAAGCATTACTCTTCGTGCCCAGGCGCGTTCGTCTGCCTCGTCTTCAGTCACTGGTGTCCCAGATCATCAATCGATCTGCAACGGCCTCACGCTTCTCTGCCAGACAGGCGCAGGCGATCGCATGAATGGTTTCGATGTCCCCACGCTCAAGCGCGTCGGCCACCCGTGAATCCAGCTCGTCGACCTCAGCAAACCCCCGGCGCGCGAGGTCGCGCTCATACTCCAAAATGCCTTCGTCCACCGGACCCTGCGGGACAAGCGGTTCGCTCTGCGGCAGAGCCAGTTTTGCGCTGGTCGACGCCCGTCGAATCAGTTCGGCATGCGCCACCCCGAACACGGTGCCGACACCGACCACCCATGTGACGGCGATGAAGACCGTACGGAGCATGTCTGGCCCGTACGCCGCCGCTGCGACGAGCGGCGGCCCCACCTGCAGCGCGATGAACCATACCAACAGGTTGCGTGTCACAGGTCGTCGTTCCCATCGGATGCGTTGGCGACCGCCGCTGCTCCGAGCACCGCAAGAACGATCACTCCCAGTCCGAGCCCTGCAACGAGCAGTCGGACGTACGGACGCATCGTGTGGACGAAGATGCCCGTTGCAACGACTCCGAGTCCAGTCGTGAAGAGGGTGAGCCACCAGATTGATCGCATGTCCCCAGTGTACGACATTAGTCGTGCCACCTTTCAATCGTCATGCACGGCATGCACCGTTTTCCTCCTGGGAAAGGTCGCTCGTGCTTCCTGCGCCAGCTTGGCGATCGTCTCTCCTGCGTAGAGAACATGCGACCCTGCGCCGCGCAGCGTGGCCACCGGCACGTGATGCCGGGAACCGACCGGCGCCAACGGTTGAACGCGCGCCTTTCTCGCTTCCTCAGACGGATGGTCTTCAAAGTGCCCGTCAGCCCGCGCATCGCGATGGGAAGCTCAGTCCTCATCTCCGCCCCCGTCCTTCACCTGGTAGGGGCGATGCGGGTGGAGCGCGCACGAGGGGGCAGAGCAATGCTTGATCGCCTCTCGCCAACCAACATCAGCGCCCTCGCCCTGGCACTGCCAACAACGAGCGGCGATCGCCATCTTCAGCGATGTCGGTTTCTTCTGGGCACGCTCCAGGGGGTTCGCACTCCGCTGAGGAGCCTCGATCTCGCCGGCAGCCACCTTTCGGCGGTACTCGGCCAACGCGTCCTTCTGGTCCGTCACTTCGTCACTGGCCCTTCGAGACGCCAACTCCATCCCTTCGCGGACATCCAACCCTGAAAGAAGCTGAGATAGCGCTCCTCGGTCTCGTCCAGGCCAAGCCCCTCCTCGGCAGAAAGAACGATCCGAAAGTGGCAGGAATCGGCCGAGTGCGATGCGACGGGGGTGGAAACCGTCATACTTGCGCAGACCTCGTGTTCGCGCTCGTAGGCGCGCATGACCTCGTACGCCTGAGTGATCGGCGCGACGCCAGAGATGTGCATCTCCTCCTCCACGCGCTCCACTTTCACCCTGGTCCAGAGCGGATCACCCGAAACATCCTTGCTCGTCATCTCGTCACCCCTTTCGCAAAATGAGGCACCTTCCCCCGTTCGATGAACGCCTCTCGTAGCGCGGCGCCCCGCAGCCCATCTGCACAGCGGCATGCCTGCAAGACCACCAGCGCCTCGCGAAGCCACCGGCGCTTGCTGAAGAGCTGCTCCAGAGCCGGAGATGGCCACGAGCGAGACACCGCGACCATCGCGACCATGCGCGCCGCGTGCTCGAAGTCACGCCCCTCCGCCTCAGCCATCACCACCTGCACCGCAGGCCCAATCGTGGTCGGGTGCGACTCGCTGTATACACCGGCGTCGGTGACGACCGCCTTCTGCTCTTCGCCAGACCCCGTCACAAAACGTACGCTCTCCAACTGAAGAACGACATACGCTCGCTTGTTCATCACTCGATCCCTTCCAGCGCTTCCGCCAAGACGTCGAGCGGCCGACACCCCAGCGCGCGAGCTGCGCGCACCACGGTCTCGATGCGAGCCATGCAAACGCCACGTTCCATGCGCGTGTAGTTCGGCCGTGCGATCCCGATGCGCTTCGCGACCATGGTTGCCGTCTCTCCCCGCGCCTCACGCCGTGCACGAAGGGCCGCTCCCACCCTCAGGCGAAAAGCTCTCTGTTCTTGATAGGTCATGACAACGTTCGACGCACTCTCGCACGCTGTCAGACGGGACGCAAGGTCATCTGAGCACGGACGGTAGATCCCACTCGTCCTCGTCGGGACCAACACGTTCCCACGAGATGACCTTGCTCGGATCGAACAGAACGACCCAGTCCTCCTCACGGCCACGACCGGTTGGGTTCGTCACGAGAGACGCGCCGATCCCATGGCTCGCGAGAAACTCAGCAAGGGCTGGCCCCGTCTCCCCAGACAGCACTTCGTTGTTCACCGCGAGGTTCACCAAAACACTCGCTCGGGTCAGGCCGGGTCCGGTTCTCGACTCGGTTCGCTTCGTCGAGCGAAGAACGTCTTCGATCATCTCCCTGCGACGACGCAGGCGCGGGTACGTCTCCAACCACTCGATCACGCCGTCCGTTGGAAGGAGCGCATCTTCAAGCCACGTGAACCGAGGGTCGATCTCCACGCGCAACACGACACCGCGGCCTTTCGCATACTTCCGCGCCGTGCTCAGGCTGGTCGTGAAGTAGAGACCTGGGCCGTGCTCGTAGCGCCCCTTTCGAGAGGGGCGAATCCGAGGCGGGCCTTCCCAGACCTGTGCACCCGTGTAGAGGACGAGGCGATCACCAGTCATCGTCCTCCTCCTCATCGTCCTCGTGCTCCTCGTGTTCGCCGTCATCCCAGAAAGGACCATCATCGAATCCGAGCGCGCCCTCCGCCCGCGCACGTTCCCGACCTTCCCATGTGGTCGGAGAATCGTCTCGAATCATTCCCCTCTTCTTCGGCTCGAACCCCTCCGGAAACCGCGTCGCACCGTTGTAGGTGGCACGTCTTGTGTCCGCCTGTTCAAGGTCACGAACTCCCGAAAGATTCGCACCGGAAAGATCCGCATTCACAAGGTCCGCATGCTTGAGCGTGGCGTTGCTGAGGTTCGCGCCACCAAGGTCTGCGCCTGAAAAGTTGGCTTTCACAAGGTACGCGAATCGAAGATCCGCAGAGAGCAGTTTCGCCCCCACAAAACTTGCATCCCCCGCCTTGATTGCCACCATCTTTGCGTCGCTGAGGTTCGCGCCTCCGAACACCGCGTTGGTCGCTTGCATCTCCTGCATGTTGGCGTGTTCCAGATTCGCTCCTGCGAATACGGCAGACGGGGCTTCGGCCCTTTCCAGGTTGGCGCCGTTCAGTTGCGCGCCACGGAGCACCGTCTGCGTCAACTCGGTCTCGCGCAGGTCGAAGCCGGATAGGTCGATGTCAGGTAGCTTCATTCCTGACAGGTCGATCGATCGGTCGACTCGGAGCGATTCTCGTGTGGCTCGGATGGCTTCCTGGATGCGGCTTGTCAGATTGACATTGGCCAACGATAGGCTCGGTAGATGGCCGCCGCTTCGCTCGTCGATGAACTCTTCGAGCATCCGTTTGATGGCCTCGACAACCTCTGGCACTTCGTCTTTCTTCAGCGGCGGGTTGTTCGCCTGTCCCTCCTCGAAGACGTATGCGTTGAAGCCGTCGGACCCGACGTCGGAGTTTTCTGATCCGAATACCTGCATGAAGTGGCCGGTCGGCGGGTGCACCTCCATCGTCACGTAGGGCACGCCATCCGGATCTCGCAGGGAGTAGATTTCGGCCTCTCCGCGCTCGACGCGTGAACAGTAGCTTCCGACGCAGTGCTGTAGCTTCGCACCTTCAGGGTCGAGTCGGCCTCGGCCTCGTAGCTCCTGGATCGTCCACCCAGAGGGGAACCGCATCTTCACGACGCCCTGCGGCACTGCGGCCTTGACCTTGAAGTGCTTGGAGTCCTCCAACACCTCGGCGAGCGTGAGCTTGTTCAGATCGATGCGGTTCTTCTTCGCCCACGCTGCGATCGCGTTGGTTCGTCGACGAAGCGCGTCCAGGGTCTCGGTGTAGAGTTCATACTCATCGAAGGACGAGAACTCACTGCTTGCCTTGTCCGTTGCGGCGATGACGTACTTGGACAGCTTGCTCAGCTCTCGTGCGATCCAAGGGAAAACGCCGTCCGCATTGTGCGGCTCGTTCATCAAGCCGTCCGCGAAACTCTTCGACGTCACCAGCGGGATGACATCAACGAGCCTCTTCCACATTCCGTCGTTTGGCTCCTTCCAGTACATCGGAGAGTCAAAGATCAGGCTACTGTACCGATGGGTTCGCCATCGGTCGGCATCCTGCTTCGTGGGGTATTGCCACGTTGGTTCGACCTGCGGCACAGGGCGGTGATCCCACGATGGATCGGGCAATCCGGAAAGCATCGTGCCCGCACGGAACATGTCCCCCGATTCGAAGGCGAACTGCTTCGTGGTCATTCCTGCCGGCGTCGCAACACCATCAAGCGCAGCGTCGGCTATGAGCTTCGCAGGCTGGTCGATGCCGATCGTGTTGAAGATCACACTGAGCGTGTCCCACACGACCCACGGCTGCTTCGGGAGGTACGTCTTGACGATGAACGCGAGACGCTTGTCCGGCGGGTTCTGAGTCAGCATCAGAGCAAGCCTTCCTGTCTGGCTCGCTCTTCCTCCCTCAGCTCATCCCAGCCCTTGCCGGCGACGTACACGATGTCCGTCTGCGCGTAGGCGCTGCGCTCGTGCTCCGTGTCGCGGTAGATCCCTTTCCATCCGAACCGAAGAACGGCGGTGATGAAGTTCGGGACCATTGCGAGGAGTCCCGCAGGCCACAGCAGCAGCGACCACGCGCTCCCGGTCGCGAACCAGATCACGAGCGCCGTGAGCAGGGAACGCAGCAGGTCATCCTCGAACTGACGGATGTGCACAAACTCGTGACGCTCCACCCGGTTCTCCAGCTCCCTCGTCCCATCGTAGATGTTCGGATGGTAGAGGATCGCTCGGCCGACCGTTGTCGAGAAGCCCCAGAACCGAGCCGCCTTCGGCCTCGTTCGTGCGACCAGGACACCCGCCCCCTGGAACATCAGGCTCCGCCACTCCGCCACGAACAGGAGGCAGAGCAGGAGCAGCCACGCGTACCCGACGACCACACCGGGAAGCGACGTGACGAAAAGGATCCAAGAACGAGCTTCGCGCTTCATGACTTCACCGTGACCATGGGGTGTTCGGCAACCTCGTAGAGGAACGTGCGAACAGCGAACTGATACGCCGCGGAGTCAGCCATCTCCGGCCAGTCGGAGAAGGCGCCGCGGTACCGAAGAAACTCACCGTCGAAGGACCGCACCTCGTAGGTAAACCCCTCCGGCACGGGAACGCTGCGGATCGCGATGTGATCGAGCCTGTCGTACGCGTAGGATCCGTCCCAACCAACCTTCAAGTTTTTCGGGATCGACTCCCACCCTTCGACGGCGTTCCAGATTCGGAACCGCTCGTTTATCTCGGCAGGCACACTGGCAGAGGTCATCCCACTCTCAACGACCACCTTGCGAATCGCCGAGGCAATCTTCCGCAGAGCAGACAGGTTCGCCGCCGCAACGGGTCCGGTCCACACCACCGCGAGAGCATACCCCATGGCATGCCTGAATCGGTCGGTCGTGCGGAAGATGTCGACCGGCGTTCCGTCTGGCATGTCCATCTGAACGTAACCGGCGGCGTCAGTTGAAAACTGGCGCCAGTGGCTTCGAGACGATGAGGTGATGCCCTCTTGGAATGCCTGTGCGCCATAGTAACTGGATGGCACGAACAGGTTCTGATCGTACATCGGAGCCACGAAAATCTCGTTGCTGTAGACGCACTCCTTGAGGATGAAAACGGCCTCGTCGAACGACATCTCCTCTTGGGCCACGCGCTGCGGCTTCCGGCTCGTACGGGATCCCTTCTTGGCCGCTCGCGCCGCAGCTCGCTCTTCCTTCACGGCGGCCTTGGCTGCCTTCACGATCTTCTTGACCACCGGGGCCAATCTCAGTGCCGCGCCGATGTTGTGCGTCAGCTGCGTCGAATACGCCTCGTTGTGCGCCATGAACCCCTGCATGTGCGTGATCTCGTGCACAGCCATCGAGATGATCGTCTCGATGTCCTTGGGGTTGTTCAGGTCATAGCGAGGCCCGGTTGGCTCGAAACGCACGTCATCACCGTAGCCGAGCCTCCTGATGTGGATCGGATTGATCAGCAGCCAGTCCTTGTCCTTGAGCTTCGCGTACTGCGCGGCAACAATACTCTCCTCATAGGACCTGCTGTCGTATTCCGTGTCGAGAACAAACCCGACGCCGAACGATCGATTCATGCCGTACTGAACCATCAAGAACCGGCACACCTCCGTCCAAACGCGCAGCAGCTCATGATTGCCCTTGGACATCGAGCTGGGGTGAAGAGCAGCGGGGAGCTTGAAGGGACTGAGGTTCTGACTGAGGATGAAGTCTGGTTTCCAGAGCGCGAGCTTCATCGCGTTTGCGACTTGTTCCAGGTCGACGAAGTCTGCCGACGCGACGGCCTCCATGAACGTGCTCGACAGCGGCGGAAGAGATGGCCCCTCGTCGCTGTCTCCCGACCCGGCCTTGTCGAACGCCTCGGTCATGATCTCGATCACGGATGAGATCCGCGAAAGCTCCACCGAGACCGTACCGTCCGCGTTCTTCTTCGTCGCGGCGCCGATGTCCATCTTCGAGAGAGCCTCCGCTGCGATCTGAGCAACCTGCCCCTCGCGCACGGAGATCGCTCCGCTCCCCTCGAAGAAGAGCAACTGCTTGTCGCGCGTCTTCTTCAGCGTCGTCTTCGGGTCCTGGGTAAGGCTCTGGATGATGTCTGTGACATCCGCCTTCGCGCTGCTGCTGTACGAGAGCCCATCTCGCTTCGTCGTAAAGACGTTGATCGGAGGAGCGTCGATGTCGATCGTCACGACACCCTTGAAGCTCCCCGTGAAGCCAGCGAAGTCGAACGTGTAGAGACCGTAGGAGCGCACATACACGCCGTGTCGCGCAGACCTCGGCGAGTGACGCACCGTCAGGCGACCCACGACGTTGCCGGACACCGTGACGGGCATCTCCTTGACGATGACGCCCTTGGGCAGGGTCCCCCTGGCTCGTTTGCCGTTCACCGTGAAGGCGATGTCGAGAGACGACTGTTCGATCAGGTACTGCGCATGCTCCGGCGTCGTCGTCTTCGTCGCCGGCATCCACACGGTCACGCGCGTGCCGTTGACGAACGGCTTGGCGCCCGACTCCTGGATCATGTCCGCGAACAGCTCTTCGTGCCGACCACGGACGACCGAGTCGCGACTCGCGACCTCGTACCCGAGCCACGGCGTGAGGATCAGGTTCTTCGCGTCGCCGAAGCCGCCGGCTGAGCCCACGTCCTTCTGCGAGCCGCCGCGGCGGAAGAACGCGTTCATGAGCGTGTCGTAGGACATGCCCTTGCCGTTGTCCGCGAAGGTGCATCGAACCGCGTCGACTTCGTCACCGGTTTCCGGATCAACGAAGACCTCGGGCACGCATTCGATGTTGACGCTGGTCGCCTTTGCGTCGCGAGCGTTCTGGATCAGCTCGCGCCAAAACGCAGCCTCCCAGTTGTCGTAGTCTCGCAGACGGTTTTCGTAGAAGTCGTCGACCGTTCCCCAGCCGAGCTTCTTCACGTTCGGGGTCATCGGCTGCACCCCCAAGACCTCCGCGAACAGGATGCTGCCCTCGGTCACGTACAGCTCGTCACCGAGCTGGACCTGCGGGTGCCATCCAAGCGCCACGAGAACCGGGTACGCCTGATGAGCGGACGTCGTGTGCCACTTGCCGGGGCGCGAAAGAAAGGCGTCGACGTCGTCGATGCGCTCGATGAAGTTCGAGTTCATGGGGTCACCTGCGCCGACGACGGCGATTCGCGGACACTGGCCTCTTCTTGCGCATCGACATCAGGCCGACGCCGAGCAGAACGGCGACGCCGATCCCTGTTGCGATCCAGACGCCCTTCGTCGTTCGCTCGGCGTAGACCAGCTCGGCCTGAAGCGCGTCCTCTGGAATCAGGTACTTGTCGCTGACGGACGCCTGACCGGGGGCCTGCTCGCCCTTGGGCACCGAAAGCTCCGCGCCTGGGGAGTTCCGTGCAACGCCGGCCTGTGCTCGCTGCGCATACGACCCGTTCGGGTCCGCCCACAGGTACCGCTGGTAGTGGGCCCTGGCGTCCTCCCTGCGGTTGAGCTTCTCGAACGCCTGCGCGATCGAGATCAAAACCGTTGGGAGCGAGACGAGGCGATGTGCCGCCTGCCAATCCGCGAGTGCACCCGCGTAGTCGCCGCTGTTGTACTTGGTGTGACCTGACTCGTAGAGCGCACGCGCTTGGTCGCGTGCACTCGTGGCCTGGCCGAGGCCGGATAGGTGACGGTACGCCATGGGGCAATCCTACCGGATGCGCCCGCCTCTTCCCAGACGACTGCCGCCCATGACCGCTTCAAGATCCGACCGCATCACGTCGCTCTCGCAAGCCCGTCGGTACTCCGGGCTCGTCTCTCGACTCATCGAACGCCTGAGATCGATCATCGCCATCGCGTACTCGTGCTTTTCCTTCATGATCCGCATGCGTTCTTCGTGCTCACGCTTGATGCGCTCCATGTCGAACTTGTGGTTGCACGAAGCGCACACCATGCCGCCGTTAGAGCGTCGAAGCATCCGGTCTGCGTGCTGTCCGCAGTGGACGCAGGGCGGGAACCCGAGAAGGATCAGCCCTCTGTGGCGATCATCCATCGTCTCCATTGTTCGAGAACAGGCTCGTCTGCGTCAACTCGTCCGGGAGCAGCGCTCGATGTAGGTCCCGCAGTGGCTTCTGAAAACGCTGGACCCGCTTTGCCATCTCGATCAGTGCGTGGATAGCCGCTGCGTCGCGACCGGAGAGTGTCGGCAGCAGCTTTTCCGCACGCTTCACGGCGTCCCCCAGCAGCATGCGTCGAACGTACCAGGTATCGACGCACCGTCAACATTCCCCCTTCTTCCTGCGATACACTCCGCTCATGATCGCCTACCTACTGCTCGACGGACACGGAGATGTGCTCGGGCTTGCTGAGACTCGCGAAGATGCCATCGAGGCAGCGCTGCGAATCGCCGACGAGGATCACGTCTATCTGGACGCGCCAACCGAGATCGAGGAAGAGGTGCTCGACGGAGTACCGGCGGCCGAGATCGGCGAGCCGATGTCCTTGGCAGCGAACGCGTCGGGCGCGCCCGCGACAGCCATGCGAGCGCTGACGAAGGCAGGCTTCCGACTCGACTTCGACGCGGCTGCTTCCATGACCCTCGAAGAGGCTCACCAACGGATCGCTCCGTACTTCCCGACGTCGAAGTGGGGAACGAAAGGCAAGACGCCGCTCCTGTCGTACCGGACGCCCCGAGGCATGGCCGAACGAATGCTCGGCCAGAACACGAAGATCGGAAAGGGTGCGCCGCGCCACATCCTCTCCGAGCTAAAGAAGAAGGGCTTCTCCGCCGCGTCGATCTCCGGCCTGTCGCTCCTACCCAACAACATGGCCCACAGCAGCCCAATGGTTGCGAACATCGTGGCAGAGGGGCGACTGCGATACGGCATGAAGCACGTCGACCACGTGGGCACGACGTCACGCGGAAGGGACGCCGTACGCGTCAACCTCTGCACCAAGGCGACCGCCGAGTGCATCGCCGCATGCCTTACATTCAGCGGACAGAACCTCAACGACGACTACAACACGATCCGCAAGTTCGCGGCCACGCAGGCGCTCATCCGTGAATCGAACGCGTTCATGCGGATGCTGATCGAGGCAATCGACATCCATCAGCGCTCCGCACTCTGCAACACCATGCAGCCCCTCATTCGACTCAATGTGTACAGCGATATCCCATGGGAACTCGTGGCCCCCGGACTCTTCGCTCGCTTCCCCGAGGTTCAGTTCTACGACTACACGAAGGTCCCCGGTCGAGACCCTGCAGCTCTTGGAATCAAGAACTACGACCTCACCTTCTCGTTCTCCGGCAGCGCGAGCAACGTCGACGCCATGGACTCCGAGATCCGAGACCTCAAGCGACGCGTCGCGATCGTGTTCGCCGCCCGAGGACTTGCCTCGCACGACTACCTCGGGAAGTCCGGCGAGCTTCGCGTCGAGAAGGGAACGGAGATGCCCCGAAGAGTCGAGGGGTACACGGCCGCAAAGGGGCGCGCACGAGCCGTCCCCGCCCGACTCGAATCCACCTTCCTCGGGCTACCACTGATCGACGGCGACGAGTCCGATCTGCGCCCCTACGACCCATCACCGTGCATCGTCGGACTCCGGTGGAAGCCACCCAATGCGCAGGCGGTGACTTGGAGCGACGCCGAAGTCTTCGTCGTCGAGGTCACCATCGTGCACAACGGACCCGACAAGTTCGACGCCGTAATCGCGAAAACTCCGCGATTCGACAATGTCGATTTCAGCAATGTTTAGGCGCCCCCGGAGGAACTTGAATCCCCGGCCTACGGTTTAGGAAACCGTTGCTCTATCCAACTGAGCTACGAGGGCAAAGGCGGTGTGAGGCGCACTCTCTCTCGCCCCATTCGTCCGCCTCGAACCAGGATCCACACTCTTTCTTGGTGACCACGCGGCGCCCGTTCTCGGACACGAGGACAACTCGCGCCTCCCATCTCGCCGTGCCGGAGATGCGGGCCATTTCGTGGCCGTAGAACGGGTAGCCGCTCATCGTCACTCCGCGGCCTGAGCGGTCTCCGCCGTCGGAAGCGTCACGCCGATGAACTTCCACGCCGTGGGCGGGAAGTTGTACGCCTTCTGGACGCTCATGACCGAGGCCCGAGCCTCTTCCGTGTTCGCGGAGAACGCGGTGTTGAGGGGGCGAACGCCGGCCTTCTTGATGGAAGCGGCGGTCTCACCCATCGCCATCAGATCGGAGACGCGCGTGAGCACCTCGATCGGCTTGAGGTTCTTCTCCTTGAGGTCGCCGAAGATGCGGTCACGCTTCCTGGCCGAACGACCATCGAGCTTCGCGCTCGCGTCGGACTTCGTGCCCGAGATCAGCGCGTTCAGCTGACGAGCCACCCGACGCTTCTCGATGGCCTCCGGCGATCCGCGACGGGTCGCCGCCTTGGGCGCGAAAGCCTTCGCCGCCGCCCTCTTCGTCGGAGCCGCCTTCTTCGAGGGGGCCTTCTTCGAGGGGGCCTTCCTACTCTTCTTCGTCGTCTTTCCTGCCACTGTTCCTCCTCCGCGTTCGCTCGAACGCTTCGTTGAAGTTCTCCGCCACGTCTCGCACCGCTGCGGCGTAGTCCGAGATGTGGTCTGCCGAATACAGCCACTCCATCGGCGTCCTGCACTCAGCACAGCACGCGTCGCCAGAAACGAGCCGCAGCGTCAGGAGACCTTTCGCCGCCAGAGCCTTTTGGATCTCGTCGCGATCCCCCTCGGCCTCCTTGGCAATCGCTGCGATGGTCCCGTTCTTCACGGCGACCTTCTGCGCATCCGCGATCCGCGCCGTATGGATCGGCTCCCATGTGCAGACCAGTACGCGCACAGGGTTCAGCCCAGGAGCGTCAGGTCCTGTGGTCGAAACAGGAACTCACCCCGTCTCGGAATCTTCACGGACACCCAGAGCACCATGCCCTCTCGCGACATGCCCGTGATTCGCCCGACAACCTCGGCACCGCCGATCGCCTCGCGACGGGGGGCAGGCACGCGGACGCGGACCTTCGCGTTCTTCTTCTTCACCAAGTCGGCGATCTTCATGGGTTCCTCGTGTCTGACACCCGGCAGCAGTCGCACGGTAGTATGTCCGACACGACATGTCTAGCGATGATACAATCAGCTCATGTCGACCGCTCTCGCGACGAGACTAGACCAGCATTCCATTCGCCGCTTCGGCAAAGGCGACGAGGAACGGGCCCGCGCGTACATCCTCATGACGGCAGCCTTCCTCGAAGGGCGCAACGCCAACACGAAATCCGCCTACGAAACCGCGCTGCGGCAGTTCTTCTCGCTGTTCAAGTGGATCTCTCCGGAAGACGTAACGATTGCCCACGGGGCGGCGTTCAAGAAGTGGCTCATCGAACGGAAGGGTGTGTCGGAGACCACGGCCTACTTTCGCCTCTCCGCCCTCCGCAGCTACTTCGACTTCCTCTGTCTGTCGCCGTCCGCCAGTGGGGAGCCGCTGATTCGATCCAACCCCATCCGCCACGTTCCGCGCAACGACATCAAGCCCACCCCCTACTCGAACGCGAAGGTTTTGACCTGGGACAAGTTCGCCAAGATGCTCGACGTGATTCCTGCGACGCCGAGTGGTCTCCGAAACAAGGCGCTCCTGATCTTCTACGCGTACACGGGGCGTCGCCGGCAAGAGGTCGTCCGACTCAAGATTCGGGACATCGACGTGAAGTCGAAACCTCGGACGTACAAGGCGCGGCTCAAGGGCGGTCTCGTGAAGACGTTCGAGCTTCCGGAGCCGGTGTTCGACGCGATAAAGGCGTACTGGATCGCCGCGGACAGACTCAAGGACATGCACCAGGACAGTCCCGTATTCGCCGGCTTCGGGATCGATCGGGAGACCTCCATCGAAAGACCCCTCAGCCTCAAGCGCGTGAACGAGATCATGGCCTCCGTCGCGAAACAGGCGGACGTCGACCTCGAAGGCGCATCGGTTCACTCCCTGCGTCACATGGTTGCTCGGGACCTTGATCGAGCTGGGCTGCCTTTGCAGGACATCCAGGAGATGTTGGGGCACCTCAATGCCAACACGACGCAGATCTACATCGGGCGCATCGGGCGCGTGGCGCCCGCGCACACCGAAGCGCTGGAACGGGTCCGCGCTCTCGCCCTGGAGGAGGCGAGGCGCGACCTTCGAGAGTGATCACTCGTCCTTCAAGTCGGGCACGGCCACCTTCTGGGAGGACGAACGCCTTCGGAAGCTCATCGCATAGCGCACGAGGAGGTAGAGGTCCCTCCCCTCCGCGCTGCGAAGCCACTCCTCGAACACCTTGCGTTCCTCATCCGAGAGGTCGAGCCACGACTTCTGGGCAAGCTCAATGACCCAGTGGCCCGTCGACATGGCTACACGTCCTGAGCGAAGACCGCCTGCCCACACATGACCGTGAGCACCCCGCCCTCGGGATTCCCGTACGCCAACGCATCCGCGCCCTCGTACGGGAGCCATGAGGCGGGCGCGTTGCCCACCGGGAGCGCCGGGTTGTTTGCGCGCCATCCGTTGAGGACAGCAAAGCCCGCGGCGGGGCTTCCGTCCAACGCGAACGGCGGCGGCGATGTGATCTGAAACTGCTCCTCGATGTCCGCGAAGAAAGGAGTAGCCGCCCCTCCAGCGTTCAGCGGATCGAGCTGAGTCGAACTCGCGCCGGCGACCGCACCATGGATGCAATTCGGTGCCTGGAGTGCCTGCGTGTCTGCAGCCGCAAGACCCAACACGGTCGCCGGACTGGCTGCGGAATACGGGTCCGAGAGAGGGTTCGCTCCCACGGGCGCCACGTTCTGCCCCTCAGCCCACATCGCGATGCTTCCGTTGGGAGCACCTCCGGACACCGGAACCGCCTGCACAAAGATTCGATAGAACACCTCGTACCCGAGCGCCGCGTACTCCTGTGGATCACCAACGACGACAACGGTGCTCGCGAACGTCATCTCCGATGGCAGTCCAACGTTCAGCCGAAGGCGAAACAGCAGTCCGCCGCCCGCGTTCGACGTGTACGACAGATCCCACGCTCCAGATCCGGCAGCGCTACCTCTCGCGATCCCTTCCCACGTGCCCACTGCCGGCGGACTCGTGATGCCGACGACGACCGCGAACCAGCTGCCCCCCACGAAGTCGAGCGGCATCAGGTCGGAGTTCGACAGGTAGAACTGGTCACCAAACCCCTCGATGCAGCACATCTCCGTGTATGGGATCCTTCCTCGCCAGGATGTCTTCCAGAGGCTCCCGCCTCCTCGAAATCGACTGAACCCACGCGCTGACATCAGCGACCACCCTTCCTTGCAGACCAGAAGGCCCATCCGGCAAAACCCGCCGCGAGCACAGCCGCACCGCCGCCGATGTACGGGCCATAGACACGCAACTTGCCGATGGCGGACGAGCCGGCTGAGCGACCATCGAACTCGATCGTGACGAAATCCGGGCCGAGCTGCCTGGACGTTGCCTCGGAGTAGAAGACGTTGTAGTGCCTCGCGCCAGGACGACGAAAGCGGGCGACTTCGATGTCGCCTTGCTGGGTCCCGATCGACGACGACGCGAAGTCGACTGCTGTTGGCACCGGGTTCGGAAGCTCCGCACGAGCCCACTTCTCGACTTTCTGCCGGAGCAGGGGGCTGACCGAGGACCAGGAGCGCCTTGCACACTCCTCTCGGTTCGATAGCTTCGCCTCATCGCAGTGAGCCGTGCCGTGGTACTGGCCACCTTGGACGCACTTGGACCCGGTCCGCTGCCAGATTGGATTGACCGGCTGCGAGTGAGCACGGACCAGATCCATCAGGGTCCCGTACCGTCGCCGATACGATGGAAGCGCGAACCGGGCCGTCCACGTCCAAAGGGTCGCGGCCTCCCCCTGCTCGCCACCTCCCTCGCAACGCGCCGCACGCGCCGCCCACAGAACGTCGTCAGGAGTGATCTGATACTCCCACCCGTCCTTCGTGACGATCTTCCCCCACGGCCCCGACGGCGCGCCGGAGGAACCCAAAGCGGCATACGACATCCCCCGAGTATCCACGCTGGCACGCATACATTCCAGCCCGCTGGACATTGTCAGACACTCATCGCATCCTCGGCCCATGACGACGGTGACGGGCCTCTCCGCAGCTTCGATCGACCACCTGGAGGCGAACGGGATCGAAATCCGGTTCCGAATCAAGAACAACGCGGTCGACTACTCGATCATGAACAAGCCGTCTGCGTCCGAGACGGGACTCACGGACGACAAGCTCGCAACATGCATCGTGCACGCCGGCAAGACCTTCGCTGCGAAGCGCGCGTCGAAGATCCCGCTGAAGAACCGGGAGTCCGTGGTGCGCTCCGACGGCCGCACGCTCGTCTACGACGAAATCATCACCATCGACTGGACCAGCGGCGAGATCGCCTCCACGCGCGGCCACGACATGACGCTCACCATCCTCTCCGTCGTCGTGCAAGACCTCATGGCCGCCGCACAGCGCGGTCAGAAGAAACAACCGATGAACTGAGGATGGGTGGCATGACTCTAGAGGATTTCGAGAACTGGATTGAGACACACGGCGCCGAAGCCATTGACCGAATCGAGGTCGATGAAGCCGAGCTGAGTGACTGGCTCAAGATGTATGCGAAGTCCCTGAAAAATCTCGCCGACGAAATGTCGGCAGACGATGAAGACGAAGACGAGGACGAGGACGAGGAGTTCTCGAACGAGGAGGATTCATGACCAAGCAGCCCCCGAAGAAGCCCGCAAGCAAGCCCGCAGCGCCGAAGAAGCCGACCGAGGCGCAGGTCAACGCCATCGTCAGCGCGTTCTCGAACCTGGAGAGCGCCATCGAGACGCTTCGCGAACTCGGGTTCGCGACCCGTGAAATCGCGCTGACGATCACGAACGCGGAACAGGCCAGCTTCTGGCTTCAATACGCGGCCAGCGAACTCGACCTCGATCTCGACCTCGATCTCGACGAGGAAGACGACGAAGAGGACGACGACGACGAAGAGGGCGAATGATCCGCTTTCGGTTTCGTCGTGACGAGGAGCGGTACTACGACCTCCTCGGTGAGGTTCGGAACTTCGAGCACAAGGCGACGTCGACCTACGAAGAGGCCATCGTTCTTCGTCATCAGGCGAAGATCGAGGAGATGGTCTTTCTCGAAGGAATGCGGCAAGGGGTTGCTGCGGCTGCCCTCGCGGTACTCATCCGGGATGCTGGTGGTCCAGACTTCACGCTGCTGAAGTCATACCAGCTTCACGCGATGGTCTACGGGAGCGCAGACACCCCGCTGCGCGACGCCGAGCTGTCGCTGATGAAGCGCTACGGCATCGACGCGTCCGAGCAGTCGGGCGCATTTCTCGACGAGAAGGCGATGCTTTTCATGCCGGAGACCGTTCGAGAAGGGGCCAGGTTCCTTTTCGAGGGCGAGCGGATCGACGGCGATGACGAAGACGAGGGCGCGTCGCTCTTCGAGGCCATGGGAAGGGAAGAGCCCGTGGCCACACAGGACCCCCCGCCGGGACAGAGCACCTTCATGGGCCGTCCGCTCTATCACGAGTCGGACTTCCTCGACGAACACCCTGTTCACTCACCCGAGATCGTGGAACGCATCCGTGGGCACGTACAGGGCAGCGCTTCTACGTGGGCCTCGTGGCAGGAGATGGTGATGGACCTCGCTGGTCGAGCACACATCGGCGCTCCGCTCGTCGACATGGTCCTGAACACCCCGGTGGGCCGGGCGATGTTGACGCAACACGGCGTCCACCTTCAGCCCGGACACGCCTTTCGCGTTCCGACGCCGGAGCCTACCGAGGGCTGACTCACTCCTCGCCGAGTGTCTTGCGGAGACGTTCGTTCATCTGCTGCAGGCGCGCCGTGGTCATCTTGATCGTCGGCGCGTCTGCACGAGATGCCATCTGCGTCCCTTCGTCGAAGAGAACGCCGAACCAGTAGTAGAGGAGCCCCCGGAGCTGCGCGGGTGCCGCGTGCTCGACCTGTTCGGCTGCCACCTCAACGCGCTCCCTCAGGATGCGCGCTCGCTCGTCGTTCACCGCCGACTTCGTCCCCAGCCCCATGCGACGGCCGCGAAGATTGCGCCCGCGCCAAGAAGGCCGAAGCCGATCCGCATGCCACGTTCCTTGGCGGTACCCCCGAACAGCAGCTGTCCGCGAGAGGCTTGCTTCCAATCCCGAACGATCCCCGCTGCCCAGACGTCGCCCCCAGCTCGGGTGAAGTGCAGGCCGTCCGGGGCTCGCGGAACGGACGAGCCGGTGTAGGGGTACGCGTCGAGAAACCGATCGCCGAACTCCTGCCGCACCATCGCGCGGATGCCGGCGCCACGTGCCTGTGCCGTTGCGTCGCCGTACCTCGGGGGTCCCGCGTACCAGACGCGGGCCGCACTGTCCTTGAATCGACGAAGCGCGCCTCGAAGTGAATCGTTGGCGGGATCGTTCGAGCCGAAGATGAGGAGCACGTCGTCTGGATCCCCTCGAAGAGCCGACTCGTAGTCGTCCCAATGCATTCGGGTCCAGTCGTACGCGCCATGCCCGGAGTGACCGACACGAACGACCTGATGACCTTCCTGGCGGAGGCGGCTCTCGACGGCTGCCCCCACGGGCCCCGCTGCCTGGCTGTCGCCGATGATGAGAATCTTCATGCCGCCTCCCTGATGGCGTCTGCAACATGCCACCCGTAGGCGAGCGCTGCCCACATGCGGATCGCATCCTTTCGCTCCAGCGAGAGGAGTCCTTCTCCAGTCCAGTCCTCGCGTAGGACCGACAAGATCGCATCCGGTAGCTCCACGAGAAGCAGCTCACCCTGGAATCCAGTGGCCTGAAGGAAGTCCGCAAACTCTGACTCGTACCCATGAGGGGCCACGGCGATGGGAAAGCTGGCGATCGGCATCACGCCGTCCACCTTCGCCTCACAATAGGCGTACCGGTCAGCTGTCCCCTCGACCTTACGCTGCAGCTTCTCCACCTGCTCCGGCGTAAGCGAACGCTTCCACATCGACACACGGCGAGCCACCGCCCGCTCAAGTTGAGCCTCCGTGTCGATTCTCTTCACCAGGTGATCGAGATGCGACGATGGATCCTCCGGCGTACCCGATGCCCACAAATGGATGCCGTGGTGCGTCAGGTACTCCTCGTGTCCATGCAGCTGATCGAAGGCAGTCATCGAACCGTCCTCCAGAAGCGCCCTGGTTCGGACCGTCCACGCGTCCGTGTTGAACACCTTGCTCGGAGGACGTTTGCCCCTCCTTCGATTTGGCTTCAACGAATCCAAAACGACGCCGACGTCAGCCGCCAAGATGAATGGGCCGAAGTTCGTCGCCGGCAGAGGTCCCACGGCGATACTCGGCGCGATCAGGCCGCCGCACCGATTCACGACCTCCACATTCTGTGTCCATGTACCGCTGCGCGTGAGGTTGTCGAAGTTTCCCATCGCATGCGTCGCGAGAAAGTACCCGCCGCTGAACTCATGCTCGATGCCTCGCCTCGTGTACTCCGCCTCCGGCCACAGCCTGCAAAGATCGACCGCGTTGTCGGATGACAACCACTCCGGTCTCGGCGACTCTACCTCGCGCCCATTCTTGGCGGAGAAGTACATCCCGTCATCCGTCGGCCACGGGTAGCCTGGCTCCGGGATCAGCGTGCATACGACCATCTCTCCGCTGGACGAAATGCCGTAGAGCGAGTTTGCGAGCCGCTGGAGAAAGTCTGCCGCGTAGAGTAAGTTTTCGTAGCGAAAGTCTTCGTCGTCGATCCCAGCTCGACGAAGAGCATTCGACACATGGGCACCTCGAATGACCATGGACTCCTCGGGTCCTCCGGACACCAAGTTCGAGAGCTTGGCCGGCGGCATGATCCATGCGCCCCTCAGAATACCATCTCTCTTCCATGCGACCGCGTCGGTTACCCACCCGCGAGGAAACAGATTCCCCGCAATCCGTGCCAGCGCCTCCGCGAGTTCCTGTGTCTCGGGATCCATCAGTACACCTTCTCAACAGACGTAACCTGGTCGCCGTCAAAGAGCACGACCTCAGACGCATCCTGTACGGTCTCCGTGTCTGAAACAACGATCGAGTCGTACCCTTGCTGCCGTAGCGAGTCGACGTCTTTCTTCGTGAGGTCTGCTGGTGAAATCTGCCCCTTGCCCCACACGAAAACGGGGTTCGAGAACCTGGCTGTGATCCTGTAGAGATGCGGTCCGTAGCTTCTTGCGTACCTGCGACGAGGCGTCAGGTAGATGCCGAACTCACCACCCAATGAAGGGTCGAAACCACGTCGATCCAGATCCGGCACCGGCGACCCATGCCACAGCTCCAGCTGGGCACCGTTGCGCGTGACCGCCCACCTTTTGTCGTACGCATCGCGCGCCGACCGCTGGTCAACTTCGGTCCATCCCACCAGCTGATCGGGATCCCAGACCACCAGGTAGTCCCCGTGCGGATTGGAATCTGGGTCCTTCTGGAGGATTGCGTCTCGAAGAACAACAACCCCGTCGTACCCCTTCTTCTTCAGCGCATCGGCGAGCGCCATCGGCTTGTACTGACCAATCTGGACCGCCGTTTGGTACAGCTCGAAGATGCCGACCATCTTGTTGTCGTAGAACGAGAGGTCGTCGTCCGAGATTCGGATGGCTCGCTGAAGCCACGACAGCAGCGCTGGATCTGGCTCGCCGCCATCGACCACGATCGGATTCTTCATACGGACACGCGTCTCGTAGAGGTGCGATCCGTACCCGATTGAATCCGCTGGGCTCGTCGACAGGTAGAAGCCGGGTCCCCAGTCGAACATCTTCGGGGCCTCGAACGACTCCGGCTTCTCCATGGGACGACGGGCACCGTGGTACGCGACCACGAGGTCCCCTCCGTTCGCCTTCAGCTTCTCCTTTCGGTCGGGAAGGTGCTTGGGACGTGGGTGCGTTCCGTTCTTCCCGACACACTGCACGAGGCGCTCGTCGTACACGATCGGATCGCCCCACACGCGCTCCGCGATGACGTCCGCTCGGCGCTCGACGGTCTCCGGTAGCTTGCCCATCCGACGCTCCAGCTCCGCGACGCCGTAGCGGTACTCCAAGGCGTGACCGAACTCATGGCGCATCAGCCCCCGAAGGTTCGATTTCGTGAGCTGACGTGCCTTCGGCGCGAACGCGATGACCATCGGCTTCGAGTTCTTGCAGTAGGCGTACTGCCTGTCCGCACCCGCTCCGTTGTCCGATCCGGCCGCGGTGTCCTCGTAGAGGTCGCAGGCGCCGAAGTCGGGGAACAGCTCGTCGATTCGATCGAAACACTCGTCGAAGCATCGGCGGACGCCGTCAAACGTCCCACGGTTCTTGCGCATGGGGGCATCGTACCACGGTGAGGGGTGTTGACTTTGTCGGACAGTCGCCCATCATCAGGGCATGCTCTCGCACTCGTAGATGCCGGCCTTCTGCCCGCGGACCTCCGTTGCTGCCTCGTTCTCGATCGAGGTGTCCACATGCAACGGAGCGAATCATGACGAGCAAGAAGAACGACCTGAAGTCCCAGATCAAGCTGGCGGCAGCCGACAAGCGCGAGACCACGAAGGCTCGCGTCGAGTACAAGCGCGAGACCCCTCCGGGGAGCATTCAGCGCGAACGGGTCATCCAGGGCTTCTGGACGACCAACGGTGAGCTGAAGCGCCGGCTGCGCTGCCTTCAGCTCGCGTACGCCTTCGTGCGCAACCGATCGTATTGGCGCACGGAGAGGCACGCCGAGAAGCCCATCGACTTCGCGGAGGTGGCGCGGTTGGCCGAAGCCACCGCCGACGAGATCGAGTCGTGGGTCAACATGCCGATCCCCGCGGAGGACCTCTGCGCGTGGCGGACTCACCTCTCGCGTGCTCGCGAAGAGGCCCACGTCGCGAGGTCGGCGGCGTGAAACTCTACCTGATCGTCCGCCGGGACCTCGCCCCGAGCGCCCGAGCCGTTCAGCTGTGCCACGCGCTTCGCGCCTTCGTTGAGGAGCACCCGGCGGAGGATCAGGTCTGGTTCCAGCAGTCAAACACCCTCGTGCTACTGGAAGTCGACGATGAGGACTGCTTGGAGCGCCTCATGGAAAAGGCACGTTCTACCGGCGTGTCATGCGCTCTGTTCCGTGAACCCGACATCGGCGACCAAGTCACGGCAATCGCGATTGCGCCTGCTGGCAAAAGGCTCGTTCGTGGGCTACCTTTGGCGACACTGGGCGTCGGTGTCTAGGGTTAGACAGGCCGAACTCTAAATCGGTTTCTCTGGGGGTTCGACTCCCCCCGACGCCACCGTCTCAAATCTCTCCGTCAGGAGGCGGCTCCGACGACGCGGGCGCGCCTCGCATCGTGCGGATGACCTTGCTCGCCCGTTCGAGCTGCTCATCCGTGACCCCTCCGTAGGTCCGAAGCAGCGACTGGATGCGAGCCTCGTACTCCTCGAACGTCTCCTCGCGGTACTCGCAGAGGTCGATGTACTCGGCGTTCTCCTCCTTCCAGACCACGCGCGAGTAGTCGAGACCACCGTCGACCGACACGAGGCCGCACGAGCACGATTTCATCTCGTGACGATGCGTGCTCTCGGCCTCCGTGTTGCAGCGGAGGCAGCGGATCGCATTCCGCGTGAGCACCTGATCGCGAGGGTACTCGTCACGGAGCTGCTCCTCCGTCTTGCCCTGTCGAGCCTCGCGCCACGCCTGCTCCATCGCGTCCGCCCAGTTGAACTCTTTCCGTTCACTCATGTCGTCACCACAGGTCTTCCGAAACGAGAAAGCCGTTGTCGCGAGAAATCTGACCTGCAGCATACGCGATTTTTGCGGCCTCCATGCGGTCTACGAAGCGACCGAGGTTGGTCACGAAGCCGTGTTCGTGTTCGCCGATCTCACGCTGGTGCGCCCACTGCCACGCCTTGATGGGCGTGTCGTGCCGCGCCGGCCTGGGCAGCGTCCACACCTCACCGTCGACTCGAATCGCAGCGGTATCGATGGTCTCGCCTTTCCGACGAAGCGCCCAGAGGTCCATCGACCGCTCGAAGGCATCGAACCCCAGCTCAAAGCCCTCGGACGCGCCACGAACCAGCCACGCGCCGTTGCTCGTGATGTACGAAACGAGCGGGGCGCCCTCGCCGTGCTCGAAGAACATGGCCCTGAGCAAACGCGGCAACGTGCCCCATCGGACCTCCTCCGGACCCGCGTCGTGGCGAGACATCCGAAGGTTGCACCTCAGCGCGATCGCCTCCGCACGTTCCCAGAATGACAACTCGTCGATCACGTGCAACTTCCCTCCTGCACCATGGGCGCACCCACCTCGTTCCCCCAGGACGTCCACCCTCGACGGTTCGATCGCGCAAACATCTCCAAGTACGGGCCGTGCGACCGAGCTTCGACAAGGTCGTAGAACTCCCTTGGCTTCTTTGAGTGCTTACGATGACGCGTGCCGGGAACAAGCCCGTGCTCCGCATCAAGCAAGCTCGGAATGTCTCGTCGCCCGCTGTAGACGGACAGGTCCATACCTTTGCCTCGGGTGCCGAAGAGACAGACCTCGTGCTGACCTCGGAAATACTGACCGATTCCGATACGACGCTTCCCCCAGCAGACGTTCGTTTTGTACTCGAATCCGATTTCCTTCATGAGCCAAAGACCGTCGGGGAGGAAGTTGTTCGTGACCCACATGTAGCAGTGGGCGTGTTCGTGGAAGCGCCAGTATTTTGCGCCCATGATGAGCGCCGGCATATCCTTCGTCTTCACCAACGGATAGTGTCGATCGGCGCCTCGCTTGATCTTCCCGGAACCCCGTTCTAACCACGGTGGGTCCAAGACGACCACGCGAAATGTGCGGTTCCTTCTACGCATCGCTCATTTCGCACCTCGGCACGCTTCGGGATCGCCGACCATCTCGGGCTCCTGGCACCATCCCGCGCCGGGCTCCTGCTCAACCAAGCCGAGCACCACCGGACACGTGGGCTCGTCGCCGTCGAACTCGTACTTGCAGCCGTGCACCCGACAGCAGTGCGCTGCATGGACGCCGTACTCGCTTTCGTCGACCGGCGCGCTGAACAAACAGTCCTGCTCCTCGACGATCGCCTGCATCAGTGCCGCCTGCTCGCGAGCGTCTTCGAGCGCGACATGCGGGCGCGGGTTCTCGTACCCCTTCCATGACGCCGGCATCGTGCTCTTGCCCACGTCGTGGAAGTCGGCGGCCATGACCATCGACGCGGCGGAGCCCAGGTCGAAGCAGGCAACACGCTGCATCACGTCGTCCTTCGCCAGCTCCACCCAACGCTCCGATGCCCAGCGGTGCATGTAGTAGTTGAGAAAGGGCATGTCGAAGGTGGCGGGGTACGCAACCCACACGAACTTCCGAGGCTCCTCCGGCTCCGTCATCCGGATCGAGTGCAGCCAGTCACAGAGCTGAGTCATGCCCTCTGCCGGATCGACCAGGTTCTTGCGGTGCTCCGCGTACGCCGACGGTTGCGTGAGCCACCATCGGCTCGTGTCGGCGTCCCAGACGAGGTCGTCGGGGATCGTGAAGTTGGCTTCGAACTCGCCGACCTGCTCCCATTTCTTCGTGCGACTGTCTCGAACGAGCGCGACAACTCCGATCGACAGCATCGCGTGCAGGCCGGGACACGGACCTGTGGCCTCGACGTCGAATGACAACCATATCGATTTGCTTCCGAAAATCATGAAACTTTACCTCGCTGACTGATGATGCGCTTTACGTCCGCGCGAAACTCGTCAATGTTCGTGATGCGGTACGCGACGAGCGTGGCTCCTCCGTCGAATGCTGCCACGAACATGTCTGGCCCGATCAACTGAAGCCCCTTTACATTTGCAGCTCTCGGCTGACTCTCGTCGGCAAAACAGTAGTGAAACAAGTCTGCTTCATGCCAGAACAGTGTGATCTGCAACACCTTCTCACGTACCGTGCTCGGCAAACGCGCATCGACACACGTGACGTGCGCTATGAAAATCGCGCGACCCAATGGGTCTAGCCACAAACCGGCTCGCACATGCACACATGATGTGTCCTTCTGTGCGCACGCACGAAGCCTGCGCATGACTCGCCTCAAGGCGAGCTTCGCGTCGTTGCAGGCAATCGACGCCAGGAGCCAGGGGAGCCCGACCGTGTAGAAAAGCAGCTTCTCTCGCTTGGTGACGGGTGCTCCGATCATCGTCTGTCCTCCACGTAAATACGACACCCAGGCTTCAGCGTGCGCAGAAGCCAGTCACGCGTCTCCTGTCTCGACCGGAGCCATGCATCGGCATCCAAGAGCGAAACCCGATGCGCATCTTCCATTCCCTTGTCCGTAGACACGGATAACGGTGGGGGTGGCGACGCGGAAGTCATGACATCGGCGCACGCACTGTGGTGCTCAGCACTCTCGTTCCACACAACCCAGATTCGATACGGTTTCACGGATTCGCAAGAACGAGGGTTTGAGTTTGTCTCGCACCGCGTTGTCGAACTTGTTCCCACGAGGTTTCTTTGCCTTCCTGACCCATCCCGCAGCTTCCACCCACATCTCCGGCGGAATCACAAGTACGTAGGGTTGGTAACCGTGTGGATCCCCAAAACGCTCACGAGCAAACTGTGGGACGGTCTCCAGGAGCGATGAATGAGCCACGTAACACTGCGGGCTCGGGTACTCCGTGAACGTGCACCCCCGCTTGAATAGCTCGCGTGCGGCTCGTAACTGCGACTTCGTGAGTCCACGTTTTACGCCAAGAAGCTCGATCGCTTCGCGAAGGTTCCGCAACGAGCGCAGTTTGACTCTCCGCTCATTCCTTCTCTTCTTGTTCTTTCTGACTCGATAAGGTGCGGTCATCGGTGTCTGTCGACGGTCTAGTAGCACATGCAGTGCCACTCTCGCGCAGCGTCAGCGTGTGAAAACCATCTGGTCATGCTCGCCGACGCACTCCATCCGCCCTCGCCGAACGACCGGGCGCGGATACGCACGTGAGTCGCCGTCTGCTTGTCGACCCAACCGGGCTCTCCGTCGCTCACGCGGCGCAGCTCGGTGCCTATCCTCCACATCATACGGCCTCTCCGCAAAGCTCACGGACATCAACCTCACGGGCATCGACGCAACCGTAGAGCGGCAGCTCGACGCAACCGTACCTTGGGGTGATTCGTGATCGCTCGTGCCATCCCATGCGGGCAAGAGCCTCGCGTGAGTCACGCAGGTGCTTCAGGTGGGCGCGGCGTCGCTTGCGGCGACGACGTTCCCTCAGACAGTGAGGCGACATCAGCAGCTCTCTCGTGTATGCTCGACCAGTTGTCGGACACACTACGAGGTCCGTCGAAGGAACGCAAGTGAGCCAGCTCGACTTCAACTGGATCGTCCCCAATCTCGCCCAGGGATCGTACCCGAAGCCGGTCGCCCTCGGCTTCTCTCAGTTCAACATCATCGTCTTCTGCGCCGAAGAGCTTCAGCCTCGAACGGCGCCGCCGAGAGGCAAGATGATGTACAAGATCCCGCTGGACGACGACATCTACCGTCCCGTGCCTCGGGAGGTCGGCGAGGTGCTGCATGCGAACGCGAAGTCGATCGCGTCCCACCATCTGCAGGGGCACCCGACGCTCGTCACGTGCGCGCAGGGGCTCAACCGCTCGGGCATCATGAGCGGGCTCATCCTCATGTACGCCTACCGAATGCCCGGCAAGGAAGCGGTTCGTCTGATCCAGAGCCGGCGGAAGGATGCGCTCTGCAATCCGATGTTCGAGCAGTACCTGCTCACCACGAGGCTCCGGTGAGGCGAGAGACGGTCGAGCGTCAGTGGAAGCGCATCCAGTCGTTCGTCGTCAGTCCACGGATGTTGAGCGGCCTCCCGAGCTTCGCCCAGGACATCGCGATTCGCTTCTACGACCACGACTCGCACAGCCTCACGAAGGCCATGCGGGAGGGGGATGTGGCGACCTTTCTCGCGATGCTCGTTCGTCTCGACCAGCTGCTCGTGGCGGCTCAGGGGTGCGGTCGAAGCGTCGCGGAGATTGCGCCGATCGTCCGTTGCAAGGGGACCGCGTTGGCTTGGTTCGAGGTTGCTGTCGAGCAGCTCAAAGAGAAGGGTGGCGCGTGGCCGCTCACCTCCGAGGAGCCCGAAGAATCTCCGGCTTCACGCAGCCCGACCTGATCCCTGCGTCGATCCACTGGCGCACGGTGTCCCACTCGATGACGACCATGAAGTCGTGACTGCCACCTCCGCCGCCGTTGCAGCCGACACGCGCGAGCACCCCCTGCTTGCTGGGACGAGCCCGATCTTTCACGAGCGGATCGTCGAAGCGGCTGAGGTAGTAGAGGATCACCTCGGGCCACACGAAGAGACCCTTCACCTGGCGTCCGCACTTCGTGCAGTCCGTGAGCACGATCGGACCGCTCTTCGTCACCTTCGTGTGGACGTCGCTGTCGACCACGCCGAGGTTGAGGTTGAGGTTGATGTCCTCCTCGGTCGCGTCTCGCGCCTGATTGCTCGCCGCATCGGACCAGTGGCTGTTCTTGTCGTGCATCGAGGCAGCGTACCGCAGGTGTCAGACAATCTCCAGGTCACCGCCGCCTGCGGACGACCGTCGCGACGCCGATTCCGGTGACCACCAGCAGCCCCGCGCCCCCAACCGCCCACTCGATTGGAGACAGCCCGAGGTAGACGTCGCGATCGAACCGAGCGGGTGGCTCGTACGCGGCGTTCTCGTCGACCTGACCGAGCGCCGGCACCGTCACGTAACTCCCGCAGCCACAGCCGGCGAGGCCCGCCACCGGGACCTTCCCGCCGGCTGGCATCGCGGCAACCGCAGTGCCCGCGTTGGTCCCCTGGTCCATCTCGGTGCCTGGAACGATCTCGAAGCTGCCGCGTGAGCCGAACTGCAGACCCTTCTGCGCGAGCCACGGGCGCGGGTCGAGGTTGAAGGTTCGATAGGGTCCAGGGAACGGGCTGCGACCGTCCGGTCGAGCGCGACGCAGTTCCAGATGAAGGTGCACACCCATCCCGCGGAACTTGCCGTTCGATGTCGCTCCCATCGTGCCGATCTGCTGCCCCGGCGCAATCTGCTGTCCCACCGTCGCCTGCGCGTTCTGCAAGTGCGCGTAAAGCGCCCAGGTGCCATCGCCGTGGTTGATGATGACGCCGTTGCCGTATCCCCCGAACCCTCTCGCGCTCGACGAGTCGCTGAGGACACGCTCGACGGTGCCTCCCTGGACGGCGTAGACGGGGGTGCCGAGGCCACCTGGGTGACCCAGATCCATCCCGGCGTGGAAGGTGGGCTCACCTGTACGACGTCCTCGTCGCATCCCCATGTCGGAGAGAAGTCGAGCGGAATCAGCGGGAAGAGGAGGGTGCGCCGGCATCCATCGATCGTACGCGCCCCCAGACGCCTCGCCAAGACCGCTGACTTGACGAGGGTATGTCGAACGATATAGTCCGCCCCATGTCGAAAATCCTCTGCGTATTCGCGATGGTTCTGATCGGAACCTTCGCAATCCCTCTGGACGCCCAACAGCGAACCATCCTCGATCTCCCCCGCGGCGAGGACGCGGTGCTCTGGCAAACCCGTTCGTGTGTGGGCGAAGTCGGTTGGCGCGCACCCGACGAAGCGTGCGCAGCGATGGCGTGGATTCACGCAAAACGTGCGAAGCGTGTTGGCGTGAGCCTCACCACGATGATCCGCGCCTACTCCGTCGCCGTCCGCAGACCCAGAAGCCGTCCTCGACCGACCAGCACGTCGCGCCCCGAAACCGTCATCCTCGGAAACGTACTCCCGGCGGCACAAGCCGCACCCGCGTCGCACCCCGTTCGCCCCCGGTCTTCCTACGATGCCTCGACCCGACGCCGGTGGGTACAGGAGCTGACCCTGACCGGCTCCGCACCTGACAGCTGGCCCGTGCACCTGCGACGGGCATGGCCGCGCTACCAAGCGCGGCTCCGTGAGATCCACGGCGTGGTCGAACGCGTGGTCGCAGGTCAGGTTGAAGACCCGTGTCCCGACGCGCTGCACTACGGCGGACCGATGGACTCCACCCCGAGACGACACGAGCCCGATCCGGCCTGCTCCTTCTCAGACACCGCTCAAGTGTTCTATCGCCAAGAACAACGCGACGGAACCTGAAACAAAAAGGGCCGCGCAAGCGGCCCTCTTCGTTTGCGCATCAGCGAATGCGTCAGGTCACGATGTTGTGTGCGACGTCCCAGGTTCCGCTGGCATCCGTCACCATGCCCGGCGCACCGCCGGCCATGCGGTTCGCGATGACGATCCAGTTCGTGTTTCCTGCGTCCGTGCTCTGCACCTGAGTCTGAGCACGCATGGAGTTGCCCGACACGACCACGTCGAGCACGTTGCCGATGCCTCCGACGATCGCTCGAACCGGAGATCCTGAGTTGTCTCCGATGTCGATCACGTTCCCCGTGATGGCCACGGTCTGCACGGACACGGCTGCATTGAACGACGGTCCTGCGCCCATGCGGATGCCGCCGTCAGAGCCCTGGATCTGGTTCCCCTCGATCACCACGCCCTGAATCTGTCCCGTTCCCAGACTGTTGACCGTGAGGTCGATGGCGTTGTTGAGGATCTTGTCGAGCGGAAGCGGGTTCCTCAGGATGTTGTTGGCGATCACCGTGTCCACGATGTTGCGTGCGTTGGCGTCTGCCGCGACATCCCCGACGCGGATGTAGCCGCTCGGTTCCCCCTCGGAATACGCCGCGCCAGCGCGAGTCGTGATCTGATTCCCAACGATCTTCGGACCCTGGAACGGGCCCTCGCCCACACCCGGAGCCGCCGCGTCGTACTCCATCGTGATGATGTACGCGGCAGACCCCACCGGATTCGCACCGGCATTCGCGTGCTGGTTGTTCGCGATCTCCCATCCAACCATCGAATCACTCGATCCGCCGCACGTGACGTAGCACATGCCGCCGCCGAACAGCCGGTTGTTCCGGAACGATCGGATGCCGTTCGCCACACCGGTGTCCTGCGCGACGGTGAGTCCCCATCCCTGCGGATTCAATGCACCTGCCACGTCGAGGAAGTTGGCCATCTCGAACAGGTTGTCCTCCACGATCATCATGCCCGTCAGCTGCGACAGGTAGATCGCGGAGCGAGTCACCATCGTCGTCGGAGACACCACGGTGAAGCTCAGATTGACGTGACAGCGTCGCACCTCCAGCCCCGCAAGCGCCGTCTGCGCATCGATTGCCCCATTTTCCAGCGACGCCGACTCCCCGTCCGCCGTCACTTCGAGCGTGAGCTGCTCGATGACGTTGGCACCACCACCGGTGATCCGGATCAGAGTCCCGCTGCCCCGGATGATGCTGCCGCCGTCCACTCCGATCAGATTCACGCCCTGAGTCAACGTCAGGAACGTGGCCACCAGCGTCATTCGACAGGGACGAAGACGCACGTCGACGGCCAGTCGAGTGATCCCGATGAGCGCGCCCGCCGCCGTGAGCGCCAGCTGAAGCTGCGCACCGTCTCCGGTGTCCACGTAGTCGGCATCCACGCCCACGACGTCCGTGTAGACGCCGCCCGTCTGGCCCACGACGACCTGGTGAGCATCCCGAATCGTGGCAGCGCCGCCGCTTCCGAGCGCTGACCATGTCGCTGCCGGCGTTGCCGAGGCGCCTCCTGGACTGACGCACACGAACAGCCCCGGCGTGCCCGAGCTGTACGCGATGTCTCCCGCTTCCAACTTGTCGAACTCACCCGGCGACGACAGCGGGTTCGCTGACTGGTTCGGCAGCGCGGTTGTTCCATTCGCGTAGACACCCCAGTACGAATGGTACTGGGACCTGTCTTGAACACCGGGTGTACGAGTCGACATGTAAACCTCTCAAATCAGACGTTGTGTGATACTTCGAAGGTGCCCGACGGGTCTGCGACAAATGCCGTAAAACCCTGCGCGGTGTTGGCGATGACAGTGAATCCAATGATCTCTGCATCCAGCGACTGCACCATCTGCGCAGCGGCGTTGCCGATACCGGAGTTGCCGACGAATGTGCCTCGGTTGTGTGTGCCCAAGCCGGCACCAGCTGACTTCGACAGAAGAAGGCAGGTGTTCACGTTCAGGAACGTGTTGCCTCCAGATACGGCAAGCGCGTTGTACGCTTCAGCTCCAGTGAATGCGACGCTGCAATCCGCTCGGACACCGGTCGTGACCCCGTCAATCGTGTTTCCGCCGACGTGTGTTGCGGAGAACTGTCCATCAACGCCGTTGTTCACGAAATGAATGCCGTTTGCGACGGGGAGAAATGCGACGCTTGGGACGCGGAGCGCGTTTGCGTAAACCCTCGTCCCAACGACCGACCTCGCGTTCAGCACTTCACCGACCAGACGGATGATCGCTTGCGGTGGTCCGCTTTGAAAACCTGTGCTGATCATCGAGATCGAGTTTCCTCGAACCTGCGGTCCTGGAAACACCCCCTTGTTGTCCGCCAGGAAGCTCATCCAGATTGCGGCGTCGGATGATGCCCCGCCTCCTGCCTGTGGAGTTCCTGCGGACGAATGCAGGTTGTCGCAGACCTGTACCCCGACAGCGCTGTCACTCGACGCTGTGATCGCCAGCGCGACCATGTTGCCGAACGAAAGGTTGTTGCGCTCGAATCGAACTTTCCCCGTGTTCGTGAGCTGCACGTTGAGCATCTTCAGCGCGACGCCGACACGGTCGCCTCCGCTTGTGACGCCGCTCAGATTGAAGTCGTTCTCTTCGATCGTGATGTCAGACACGGCGTCAGCAGCGCCCGCGTAGATGCAAGCCTGCGTGTTCACAGCCTCTGCGTTGGAGCCGGTGAACCTACATCGGCGGATGCCAACGCCGCTCGCGGGACCCGTGATGACGACCGTCCCGCCGTTTGTGGGATCTGCATCGTCGGCCGTCGTCGTGAACGCGATTTCTTGGATGTCGTTGTTGACCCCGTCGGTCAGGCGCAGGACGGTGCCGGCGGCCGAGAGCCCGGACGCATCCCGATCTGCGCCCACCAGCCGGATGTTCCCCGCCATCGTCAGGGGCTGCGCGGCGACAACGATGCTGCATGGGCGTAGCCGGACGTCGACACCCGTTCTGCTTCCCACGATCAGAGCCGCCGCGGCAGTCAGCGCCGCCTGTAGCTGAACACCATCTCCGGTGTCCACGTAGTCGGCGCTGACTCCCGCGACGTCCGTGTAGGTCCCGCCCGTCTGCCCCACCACGATCTGATGGGCATCCCGAATCGTCGTAACGCCACCGCCCGCAAGTGCGGACCAGGTCGCCGCCTCCCACGTTGGATCTGTGCAGTAGAACAGCTGATTCGTGGCCTGCACCCACGCGATGTCGCCCGCCTGCAGGTCGTTGACCTGGAATGGCGCTCCGGCGACGTTCGGTAGTTGGGCGGCGACGTCAAACTGTCCCCACCAGTTCCCGTTTGACCACGGGGCTGACGGGCGCTGATTGGGAAGAAACGGCATCCGCTTACCCTACCACTCGTTTCGCGCGCCCTACAACGGAGGGGGGACCAGGATGGCGTCGCCGAGGATACGGATTGGATGTCCAATCATCGCCTTCACCGCGAAGCTCACCGGGTCGTTCACAACCTCTGCATTGCGCTGGAAGTACACGCGAGCGCCGTTCGGCAGCGGCACCTCGTGAACGGGTCCAAGCTCCTGCGTCGCCGACTCCGCGGTGACAGGCTCCTCTACGTCAACGACCGTTCCGTCCAACGAAAACTTTCGCGAACGGACCTCGACCAACCTACTACGTTCCGACTTCTTCACAGGAGATTCCTCGTCCGCAGCGTCAGGCTCCCAACGACGGTGAGGTCCGCGGCGCCAGCAAGATCGGCAATCGTCAGAGGAAACCCACCACCCGGATTCTGCACGTCGTATCGATTCAACCAAGCAATGCTGCCCGCAACAAACGCGTTGTTCGCGTCACGACACGCCTGCAGGTGTTCCTGTAGCTCCGCTGGTGTCAGCACACTGCCGATGTATCCGGCGCCTACGAATCCACACTGAGTCGCCGGTTCATCACCAAAAATACCGCCAACACCAACGCGAAATCGTGCCGTGGGCTGCGCCGTAAAACCGGGCGCACCTGCCACGCTCACAAATGGTCCGCGAACCCCATCAACATAGGGGGTCAGATTGGTACCATCGAAAGTCACGGCAATGTGCTTCGGTCGCATCCCCTGCACAATCGGCTCTGCCTGTGCGGCGGACGTGATCAAAGTGGGCGCAGCGTCATACACTGCAGCTTCGAACCCCACCTGACCTGTCCCAGACTGACCACCGGCAGACAGTGACCAGCCGCCGCCGATGCCATCGACCGCACCCATGAGAAACTGGCCAGCACCTTCGATCGGACCGCCGTAGAAGCCGTACCAAACAGCGGAGAATGTCGCGGCACCAGGAAGCTCTCCGACTGCGCTCTGGATCTCATCCGTGAGGGAAAACCCCTCAAGAACCTGCATAGTGGGGCCGCCCGCGGCGCCCAGCGGAGTCCACGTCGCATCTCCTCCACCAACAGTTCCTACCGCTGTGCAGACGTAGAGAACGCCCGCGGCGTACGCCGTATCACCCACCTCAAGGATCGCGAAGTCTGCTGCCGCAAGAGGGTTTCCAGATTGATTCGGAAGCAGCGTTGCGCCGTCTGCGTAGTTCCCCCAGTCCCGATGGAACTGACTTCGCGGCTGCGATGGCGGTGTACGGGTGGCCATGACTACCTCATGAAACGTTACACGGGTCGTCCACGGTATATGCGGTGGTGTCGATCCCAAAAGTTCCCGGTCCGGGGTACGATGCGCCAACGCTGTCGGGTGTCGCCGTCTGCCAGCGAACCTCGAAGTTCCCGGAGATGAACCAGACGCGGTTCGTCACCTGCAAAGGGGCGAGTCCCGCTGTAATGCGGGCATGACGGATGATACGCGGCCGAGAGATCCGATAGTCGATTAGCGGCACAACAGCCTCACGGGAGCGGTACGGTTCCGGCGTCGGGCCACGGCCAGGCGTACGTACCGGCGGACGCGTAGTACATCGACAGATCCGCCGCGTCCGGGCCGTAGTTGCCCCACCCACGAGCCGCCGGCTGTAGATAGAAGCAGGTCGGGTGCAGATCCCCCTTCCAGACCTCATCCGTCGTCGTAACCGCGAGCGGAAGCGACAATGAGTCCGTGCCGGTAATCGGGTCTGACTGCCCGAGAACCGGCCAGAAACCGTTGATGCTCTGGCTGTTGAGCGCGCGTCGCGTGTAGGTGGGGCCTCCCGCCCAAGACCACGCGCAAGACGTCGCCACAAGCACGCCAGACGACCCGAAAGCGAAGTAAGCGTAGGGGTCGATGTCTGCTGGCGACGCAGCCGACACAACGGGAGCGAGCGCCATCGCGTGCTGGGGCGCGAGCGCGCTCGTGACAGTCCAAAAGCCGAGCGAGAGGCCGCCGTCTACGCCGGGTGTCGTGTCCGCGTAGCAATGCACGTAGCCCGAGGTCGCGTAGAGGAAGATCGGGTCACCGCTAGCGACCGCCCGCGTTCCGAAAAGAAAGACCTCATCTCCCGCGCCACCCGCGGGCGCACCGGGAATCGTCGCCGCGGCTGCGACAGTCCCGTCAAAGCCACCAGATCCCGCCCGCGCTGCCGCAATTCGGCCGTACCCATCCCAGTTCGACGTGGTCTGGTTCGTCATTGCGAGCAGCGTCTGCCGCCCCGCTGGATCTTCGAGAACCAACCAAGCATTTGCGTTGCCCGCGTCGCCCGCTACTGCGGGAGACGAGTTCGAACGACTCGCGCCGGTGAGCCAACAGTCGTAGGCGCCACCGCTCCCTTGCTCCAAAACCGGAAGAGCCGCTGTGACACCGTTCCACGCGAAGCGACCTGATCCATCCCCGCTACCGCGCACCGTGAATCCGGCAAGAATCGCCAGTTCCTTCTCGGCAAAGAAGTACCGGCCAGCCCAATCAAGGTTTGGTCCTGCCTTGGGAAGGTTGGGGTCGAATATCCGAGCCATTCAGCGAATCTCCAATCCTGCCCAGCGGACCAGCATCGAGTCGCCTCCCTCGAAGAGGGCTCGAATCTCGTACATCCGCTCTTCAGCGACGATCGTTCCCAGCGACGGCGTCGTGGGATCGGTGGCCAGCGGTCCATCCACCTGCGTGTACGGGATGTTGACCATGAGCGCGTTCAACAGCTCGCTGACGAGCGTCCCGGCGGTCGGCGTCCCAGGCGCTCCACGATCGTAGAGCCGAATACGGCTACTCGGACTCGCACCCGTGGTGTAGACCAGCGTCTGAAACCCACGAAAGTACGCGAATCGAGTGGGGCTCTGCGTCGGGTCGAAGACGAACCCCCCGACGACGACCTCGACATTGCCGCCTGTCGTGACCTCCTCGTTCGTCGCTCCTGCGAGATAGCTCGCCTCGACAGCCCCCGGCGGCTGCACGCCACCTCCCGAGGCTCTTGAGACACGTGGATTCCAGCGACTCGACATCAGCCCACCGACTCTTGGTAGTTCGTTCCACCAAGCGTGCCGGTGGCCCACGTGATGCTCACGCCGACGTAAGGCGTCGCTCGAACATCAGGCTCCGGCGTAAACGCGTAGGTCGCCTGGGCCGTGAGACCCAACGAGTAGCCCATCGCCGGCTGAAAGAAGACCGACCACCGCGAGGGTACGAAGGGAGCGGGGAACGCTGCTTGGTACGAGACGTCCGTAGGGGCGTCGAGATCCCACACCCAGCACTCGTCGAGCATCTCGGAGTCGCTGTTTCGTGCCGGCGACACGGCAGGCGGAGCCGTGTCGTAGGGCGTGATGTCCAAGCGCTTCGGTGATGGAATCCACACGTAGCGGTTGTTCGCCAACACGGTGCCGGTGAAGTTCTGCCGGTCGATCGGATGCACGACGTCAGATCCGACCTTGCCGCTCCCGCCGTACGCCTGGCGGTGCTCGAAGTTCGGCCGGGCCCACCATGGCTTCAGCCGGATACGGGTCACCCAGTTCTCGGTGCCTGGAATCGGCTCCAGATTCCCGTCTTGAAGAAAGACCTGAGGGTTGTGGAGGCCGATCCAAAACATGATCTGCTGGCCCAACCGAAACACGTTGTTCGGAGCGACCTGCGTGATGGTCGCGTAGTCGACGCTCGTCGAGCCCTGAAACGTGAACGACTGCAGCGAATTGCGAAGCAAGCCAGCCGCGTCACGCGGCAGGATGTCGCTGAACCTGGAACCTTGGGTCATCGGCGACCGCCTCCCTTGGCCTTCTTCGTCTTCTCGATCTTCGGCGCACGACGCATCATCGCCCGATAGCACGGGCCGCAGTAACAAGAGCCGGTCGAAAGCGCGATCATGGTGGCTACGTCACGAGAGCCGCAGCTGAAGCAAGCTGCGGTTTCTTCCGAGTCGATGATTGCAGATACGCGCGCGTGAGGGAAGACCTCGGCCACCAGTCCCTTGACCTGCTGAGCCGCCGCAAGCGCCTGTCTCGGATCTTCTGCCGCAAGAATCACTCGCAGCTCGCTGTAGCTCCAAGCGGCGTGACGCCCGAACTCCACCCGCCCGTCGCTCGTCTCGAAGCTGTAGCTGAGCCCCAACCACTCCGCCGTCAGCAAATCGAATCCTCGGAGCAGCTCGCCTCGCCCTGCGCGGATCGCCTCTGCGCAAAGAGCTTCGAGCCGCGACAAAAGCGCCTCGGTCTCCCGCGTGTTCAGAGGGCGATCCGCTGCGCGCTGCATGAGCGCGTCGATGTCGTGTGCCCACGGCGAAGCAAATCGCACCGCTCGCACCGCCTCACGACCCCAGTCCAGGAGTTCGTCGGGGATGCGCAAAACGTGCTCCATGAGCGGCTCTCGTTGCGTCTGGCTCAAAATGGCACCTTCAGTCTCTTGGGGAGGGTTGGCACAAAGTTGGGGCGATCCATGCCGCCGTGGCTGCGCGGGAATCCGTACTGATTGTCCAAGATGCGGAACAGTAGTCGCTCGGCGATGTCCGGCCGGACCCCAAGCATGGCGGGGTCGTACCACGCCTTCGCCTTCGGTCCTCGACGGCCGGACATCCAGCTCGGGTCGCGGCTCGGCGTGAAGGGCACCAGTCCGAGCGACCGAAAATCCTGGTCACTCATCTGTTCGATAGCGCGCGGGAGGTTTTCTCGCTTGCTGAGCGCCTCCCACCAGACCGGAGGGTCCCAGATGCGTCCAAGGAGCGATTTCGTGCTCGGAAGCGTTCTCAAAACTCCGTCGAGACCCGCTTCAGCGCCCCAGTCGACGTCGACGGCTTGTGCCAACGAGGAGCGCACCGGAGACCCGTCGTGGCATTTGGGCAGGGGCATTTGGGGCAAGTGCCCGTCATCATTTGCATTTGCGCCTGCGCTGCGTCCACGTGTCGCAGTGGCACAACACTGAGCCATGTGTGCCATGTCGAAGTGGCACGGAAAAAGTGAGGGATTACGAGAAAGCGGCTCCGAATCGTCCTGATGTGTGCCGATGTGAGCGAATTGCCAGCGTGGTCTTATAGGATCCTTATTAGACCACGCTGGCAATTCACGACACTGGAATCCGTCCGCTCCCACTTCACAGAACATGGCGTCCTGTGACAATGAGTCACGATCTGAGCACGGGGTATTCAGCATCCCTCGAACTCGAACATGTGTGTTCGCGGCCGTCACCAGGGCATGGGTGAAGTAGGGGTGCCACACACCAAAGTGGTCCACGATGGCACGAACACCCATGTGCATCTCGTGGGTGGTCACGAAGGACTGAAGCGAACCTTCGATGGCAGGAACTCGGGCATCGGCGCGCTTCGTCTTGCCCCTTCGCCTGGAACTCGACACCGACTCGAATCGTTCGTCTGACGGAACAAAGGTGACCGTTTGCGCGAGCAGGTCTGGCGACCTCTCCATCTCGCCGATCGTGTAAAGGTGTGTCGCATTGTGCACAGGTCGAGCGCGGTGCAGAGCCTGCGTCATCTCGGCAACGTTCGAGCGTTCGTGCTCCAAGGCGAGTCGCGGATGGCCGTTTCGGAGCGCTGCGAGGATGCCGTGCTTGATGCTGCCGATGCGGATTCGGTCGGCGGACTTGACCTTGTCCATGCCCCAAGCCTTTTCGGAGTCGCGGAAGGCACGAGCGTTCACGACGTGCTTGAGACCTCCGATCGAAAGGATGGGGTCCGAGATGGTGATGACGTGCTCCCAGCCGTTGTAGGCGTCCTTGCCGCGACCGCCCCACCAGTGCTCGTAGGCGACTGCCGTGAGGTCGTATCGATCCCGAACGGACTCCAGGAACTTCTCGACGCGTGGTCGTAGCTCGCTGTGTCCGTAGACGAGAACGCGGTCACCCGGCTGCACGTGATCGCGAAGAAAGGTCTCGGCAGCGGCAAGGATGTCGCCGAACCCGCCTCGGTTCAGCTCTCCGATGTTCGCCCCGCTATGCAGAACGCGGATGATCTTGGCGTCGGGATGCAGCGAAGCGACCGACTGGATCACCTCGGGCTCTCGCTCGAAGAGGTACCTGTAGTGGTCCTTTTGCGCGTAAGCGTCGCCCACGACCAGCGTCGAAGCGGTGTTGTTGAACGACCTGGTTTGGCGAAACACGAACCGCCATTCGTCCGTGAGACGCCCCTTCTCGTAGGACGCTGGTATACATTCAAGACGCACCTGGTAGGCGAGGTCTTCCGCGTCTGTACTAGACTTGATGCGACTCAGGCTTCCATGCTCGCCGGTGATCTTTTCGTAGATGGACCTGGCGACATCTTCCCTGTGTCTTGCCTCGCGTAGAAGCGCGTCTGCCATCACGAACAGGGTGCGAGGAGGAATGTCGCGGTTGTTGAGTTCGAGAACGCTGGACACGCCAGACAGGTCACCCGCCATAACCTGGAAGCTGCCTGACTCGACCACGTTGCGGAGAAGCTCTGCAACCGACAGGTTGGACCCGGAAGCCTGTTGTGCGTATTCGAGTAGTCTCCACAGGTCGCCGCTGGCGAAGACCGAGTCGTACCGCGAGTGGATCGGGTGGCTGTTCTTCTCTTTGGTGCCAGAGGCACAGAATCCGTTGCTTGATGCTTCAGATCGCTGCGCGGCTGCGATCTTCGCAACCGAACGAAACAGCATCGCCATCTCGGACGTGTCAACATGCTCGATGCGGGCACTGCTGAAAGACATTTGTCCTTCGCTGCAGACGACATCCGTCTCGATTGCGTCGGTAGGGTCTTCGTCGATGAAGATGACGTCGCTTCCCCAGCACTCGCCATACATGCCTCCGTCAGCCTCTGTTGCGGCGACGAGTGCAGCGTGAGTGGTGAGGATCATGGGGTACTGCTGAACGCGTCCAGCGCGAACCCCTCGGCTCATGTTGTTTGCGTTTACGCGAACCTGGTAATACCCACAAACCGGTTCGCCGAAGTCATACGCGTTGCGAGGGTGGTGCTCGCAGCCCATGCAGACGGCTCGTCCGGGGGCGTATCCGTGCTGTTGCGCGAGTTCGACGGCGACGCTTTGGTAGCAGTTCGAGTCATCGCGGCCGTAGATGGGTAGGGTGTACCCGCGAGCGAGAGGGTGTGTGGCGATGGCACGGGTCAGAATTTCGCCGCGTGGCGGGAGGATCATCTCCTTGGTGCGTGCTGCGAAGATCACGCGACGCTTCTCGGCCATCTGCAGGTGCGATGCGGCTCGAAGCATCTGATGGGTCTTGCCGACGCCTGGGGTCGTGTGGAGCAGCACGAGGCTTCCATCACGGTCGTCGAGGCGTTCTTGCAGCCACCCCTGGAGGTCCTGGAGGAGTTGGGCGCTCGCGGCTCGCGGCTCTTCGAGCGTCGAGATCACCTGAGGGGCGATGGTCATTGCCGGGCCATCAAGACTGCCGACGTGCTGAGCCCAGAGTGTCCCTTCGTCGAAAAGGGGGAGAGACTCGTGGAGCGCCGCGATGGCCTCAGAGACAGCCATCTGGTGCGCTTGTGAGTCAGAGTCGGTTGAGAGAACCCGGTTGACGGCTCGCTCGACGTCCTCGTTCAGGACTCGGAGCTGGTCCAGGATTCGGGAGACGGTCTTCTTGGCCGACCTGGCGATCACCCCGTCGTCCCCGAGCGATTGCTGCTCGTGGTGCGTGACGACCGAGGTCAGCTCTGAGAGCTTTTCACGCAGCTGTGTCCTCGCCTGGAAGGCGAACGCTGCGGTGGGATCGTAGTCCTCTTCCGCGAAGGGATCGTCGAACGGATCCTTGTCGTCCGCCGCGCTCATCCAACCCCTCGGACAAGGCGCACCCGTGCATCACTTTTATCGTTGCAACGGGTTGTTAGCGCACGTACAGTCCTGTCGGACATGGAGGTTTCGTCTCCTGTCTACCGGAGCCAAGCAGAGGCGAACTGCAAGACTCCACGCCCTTTGGGTCCCCGCCCAAAGGGCGTTTCATTTCAGTACGTTGCGGGCCAACCGTGGCCGCCGGGGGACCCCTACTCGACCATGTGGAGCACTCCGCGTCAAGGGGCTTCTCGTCACAGAATCTCGACGTAGAGGTAGTCGGCGAAAAAGCTGGGGCACTTCGCGCCGTTGCATCGCCGATCCGTTAGGTGGGGGCAAGCGAACCCCTGGCCAGCGATCGTGTCGCATCGAATGGGGCTCATCCCTCGGGTGTCGTTCCACTTCCGCTCGGCCTCTTCGGGACGGTATCGGTGGTCACACGAGGAGATGTCGTGGAACGCCTGTCTCCCGGCGTCTCCGTAGCGGTGCAGCTGAGATGCAGCGGCCACCCAGAGCGCGTAGCTCTGCTGCCCGCATGAGCGCATGTGCTTGAAGAACTCGCAGTGCGTGAGGACGAAGTCGAGGACCTTGTCGTCTCCGGGGACAACGGGGAGTGAGCGGCCACGAAAGATCGAGGGGCCGGCCTGCAGGTGCTCCGGCCGCTTGTCGCCGACCAGCGCGGCCATGGAAGCCTCCGTGGGCTTGTTGTCGTGCTCGACAGCGTTGACCACGTGCTGCCAGTGGTCGCCGTCGGGCTCGAAGTTGCCCGAGCTGACTTCGTACGGGTCGAGCGGGAGCGTTCCCTTCTTCGCGAGCGCATGCCCTCTGTGCAGCGGCGCGCCGATGAGGTTGCCGACCGATCGAGGCCCGTTCTTCGGCGGTCTCGTGTCGAGCGTGTCCTGAGGAGGGATCAGGCGGTCAAAGCTCGTGGCTTCGCTGAGACCGACCTCGTCAAGCCACCAGTCCATCCATCGCCGTGCGATCCAGGCGGGCACAGGGTCGTCGAAGAGGATGCGTACGTGGGCGCCATCGGCGCTCCGGCTCAGGTTCACGAACGGCGTGATGTCGGAGTCCAGCATCCACGTCACGAGCCTCGACACGTCGCGCTTCCAGTCGACTCCTGGTCTCTTGCCGTCGAAGTCCGCAGCGATCCATCGAACATCGGGGACTTGGGAGGGGATCAGAGCGTAGGTGCCAATCTCGACCTGACCAGTCAGATGCCTGACAATCGTTTCGTTGGACAAAGGGGTCCAGACAGGTCGCCAGCGCTCAGATCGCTCGACGTGACCATCTTCATGACGCTCAGCGTCTGCGCTGCGCATGGCAAACACGTCATCAGCACCTCGGACGAGGCGACGGAAAAATCTGATCTTGTCCTCGTTGGAGATCAACGGTTCCACTCGGGTGGCGAGATAAACGCCTCGTATGTTCCAGTAGGACTCACGTCGGTGGACACGAAGCGAGCCCTTGCATTCTCAACGCACTCTTTTGAGCAAAAACAACCACCGTCAAAATAGACAACTTCCCCTGTTTCCATGCACGTAGCGCGCATGAACCACACGTTGCACCACCGCTGCACAGCCGTGCATTCGGAGCAGCGAAACACATCCGCGCCGAGCATGTTGAGTGTTTCGATGGGATCATCGTCCACGTTTCCATCTCCAGTTGCCAGACATCTTCTTGAGTGACTGACTGCGCGCCTTCTCAAGCGCTTCGATCCTTAGCCAGATGTTCTTAGGAAAAGGAGGATACTCTCCTCTATACGTGGTGAGGCTCAGTTCTGGGGCGAACTCAAATACTTTCTCGCCTATTGATAGCAAGCGACGAAGCTCCCCTTCGTCGATGCATTGAAACTTCCTGAGCAGTCCCGGTCCGCAATCCGGACCGTTGCAGGCCAGGCCGCCAAAATCCCTGACGTGAAGCGATATGCCGCGAGAGCTAGCGGTCCAGTTGACCCATAGTATTGAACACTGTTCCTGATCGAGAATCCTGAACCCGCAGTTGTCGCAGAAACCAACGCTCTTGCCGGAGACCATGGACAGAGCCTCTACCAAGCCATTGTGATCGTCGGTTCGCTCAGTATTTTCGCTCATACGGTAGACCCTTCTTCGCGAACCACACAGCTCTTTCGTCGTCATGCCTTCTATCCAGAGCCTCTTGTCTACGAACGAGTTCGGTTACCGTGTACGGCGGAATATCTCCGGCACGAGCCATAGCGAACAGGAGCTTACCTGTCGCAGTCGCATCGTCGGTGGCTCGGTGCGCAGACTCGATGGTGATGCCGTAGCGCTCGCACGACTGGATGAGCTTGTTCCCCTTCCAGATACCGTTCTTGTGCCGTGACCACACCACGGGGTCGACCCAGCGGTACCTGGCGTCGAACATGGGAATCGAAAGTTCAGAGAGGTCGATTCCAGCCAGGCGACTCATCTCGTTGCTCCAGAACCGTTTGTCGAAGTCGGCGTTGTAGGCGCAAGGCCAGGCGTCCCTCGTTACGCGGAGCATTTGAGGCAGCGACTGGAAGAAGCGGGGCGCCCCAGCTACGTGCTCCATGGTGATGCCATGGATCTCCGATGCCTCGGCCGGGATCTCTCGGTCCGGGTGAAGCAGAGTTCCCCATGTCTCGACCAGCTCGCCCTTCTCGAACCGAGCGATGCCCAGCTCGATGATGCGGTCGTCGACGGGGGATACGCCGGTCGTCTCAACATCGAACACGACGATGTTCTGCTCGTACCACGGAGCGAACCAGTCACCGAAGTGTGCGCCCGGCAACATCATCCGAATTGCTTCCGGTACGCAATGATCAGCCGAGCAGCCTCGCCCTTCGTGAGGTCGTTTTTGTGGTCGATGCGTCTAGCACGGAGGAACGCCATCTGTTTCTGCGAGGCAGGCACGCGATTCTTTCGGTCCCGTGCGACCTGCAAGATCAGGATCATGTCGGATGCCTCACGCATCGTTTCGGGCAGGGAGGTCGACTTTGCGCCCAGGGCAAGTAGCAGGTCTCTCTGCTTTGACGACATCGGCCGGCTCTTCCATGCCGACGGTTCGATCATGTAGGACTCTTCGACCTCGATGTTGTCTTCGAGACCGTCGGTGACGTCCATGAAGCTCATCAGCTCCATGGATGACGCGTCTTCGTCCTCGTTCTGGAACTCGCCGCCGTCACGGTCACCCCATCCAAACAGGTCGCGTTGCCGGCGAGCGTTGAAGAACCGGTCCATCTCACCCTCGACCATGCCGTAGGCGAGGTCGAAGGCAACGGGATCGTGAACGACCTCGCGAGGAGGCATGTGCCGACGCTTCGGCCGCTGGTCGAAGAACTGGATCGTGCACTTCGCTTTGCACTTGTCCGACCAGGCGCAGAGGTAGTAGCCGATGCGAGGGATCTGTAGGACCCATCCGAAGTCGGTCTCGCGCCACTTGTACTTTGCCTTCTGCGGTCGCGAGCCGAGGTCAAACTCCTCACCGTGGATGCGCGCCTCCTTGACCTGAGGCTGCTCTTCTTCGTCGACCTCCTCGCCGCTGCCCTTTCCGCGTTTCTGTCCGTTGGACACGGCAAGGTTCGGGTCGAATCCGACGAGCGAAGCCAACTGCACTGGTCGGTGCTTGGCCGAGTTACCGACGCAGTCGACGATGAGGCATTCGGTCTTGCCTGGCCATGGACGAAGGCCGCGACCCATCATTTGGACGTAGAGCGCCTGGCTCTGCGTAGGTCGAGCAAAGAGGACGCATTCGATTGAAGGGTCGTCGAAGCCCTCGGTGAGCACCTCGCATTGCCCCATTACCATCACTTTTCCGTTTCGCCTGGTGATGATGGTTCCGTCTGCATTACTCACGCACCATACAGTCTCTTCCCTCCACTCGTCCTCAAAACGCGCTGGATTGCCGCCGCTGGTCGCAATCGTGTGGTTGTTCGTAAGGACCCGATCGCGGTCTCTTACGACTAGAGTGTAGATCGGCTTGGTAGATAGCGGCCCGTTGCTCTTCGGTTTGCTAAGGTTTGCCGCGAAACCCCTCGTTACAGCCAGCGCCTGTACACGCGTCATCATTCTAACGTCCGTGTTACAGATTGGCCAGCTACGGCGCACACCGTTACGTAGCTTGCGCTGCTCGTATTTGATGCCGTCGCCAAGCCATAGGCCGCGCAGAAACGCCAAAAACTGCTCGCGAGTCATGTCGAACATATCGTCAGACACGCTCTTGTTTAGCCATGGCAGTAGATGATAGTAGCCTCTGCGAGCAAGAGCGCCTCCGATCGTGCCCTTCGGAATGCCGTATCTGTTCTGCTCGTGCTCGGATTTTGAAGTGCGGAACTTGTGGTGTCGCCAGTCGAAGCCGCACGCAGTAAGGATGCGTTGTACTTCTTTGTTCGCCGCAGGATATCGATCCGACTGAGAGATCTCTATTCCACGGGATCCAGTCACGTCGGCGTTTCCGTCCGCCATCCACAGGCCGATAAACATGCACTCATCCAACGAGAGTGGTACTCCAGGGTGGTGTAGCTTCGCAGCCAACGGAAGTTGGTATGCCCCCTGACGCGAGACGAGATGGTCTGCAGTGACCACCTTCCAGCAGTGCGCGCCGGCAGACTTTACGAGCATGCGGTGTCCCTCGGTTACGCGAGCGGAAAGAGTCTGGTTGGAGATACAAACCATCCGCTCGCCGGCTGCTCTCGGACGGGAGATGATGTGTGTAATCGACTCCCATGTACCGGATGCTGTGGCAGTGACGTCCATTGGTAGAATGCTGTTCATGTCGACCCAGCCACGCTTGGTCAGCACCTCTGTCTCGGAGTCAAGGCAGTTCACAAGCAGCTTTGTTTCGCCCGACGAGAAACGCTCGTAGATTGCGTCGCGATCTTTCGGTTTCGTCTTCCCGGACACGACGTCGGTTGTGTAGCCCGCATCCCGAAAGTTTTCCGCAAGGTCTGTCGCATGTTGAACGTCGACGGCAAAGACGATGGTCTTGCGGTTGTGGCCGAACTCCATCCACGCACGAACGATAGCCTCGTGCACACGAGGTTGGTTCATGAGTTTGCTGAGCTGCTTGCTGGCGTAGTCGCCGTTCTCGGTCTTGACCTTGTCGAGGTCGAGATCGAGGTTCACGCGGAAGCCCTTTGGCGGGACCAGGAATCCGTCTCGGATCAGGTCGAACGCGTTGCGCTCGAAGCACACCTCGTCGAAGACCGTGTCGAGCGCGAGGCCGTCTGAGCGACCAGGCGTGGCCGTCATGCCCATCATGCGCACCTGAGGGTTGCGCTGACGAATGGCTTCGATGACGCGGATCCATTGAGCGGACACGGCGTGGTGGGCCTCGTCGAGGATCACGAGGTCGAATCGCCCGGTGCCCAGCACCTCGTCGAGCCGCTTGCCGGACTGCCCGCCGAGGGTTTGAATCGACGCGATGGTGACGTCGATGTGCGAGCCGATTTCGTTCTTCGAGCCCTGGACGATGCCCGTCCTCATGCCTCCGCCGGCCACGCGGATCTTGTCTCGTGTCTGCGCGAGTAGTTCCTTGCGGTGCGCCAGGAAGATGCAGCGGTAACCTCGGTCCTCACGAAACAGCTTCATCAGCTGCGCGGCCACCACGGTCTTGCCTGCACCGGTGGGTAGTACAACGAGCGGGGCCTTTCGGCCGCGGTTCCAGCTCTTCTGGACCGACTCGATGGCCTCGTGTTGGTACGGGCGCAGTCGAATGGGACCCTTGTCGCGCACCGACAGGATGTCCTGCTCGGCCTTGTCGATCGTGAGCTGCGTGGCCTCGTCGACGGTGCCTGGGCCCACGACGCGCACGTGTAGCGTGCCTTCGTTGCCGGGCTGTCTCGTGTAATCGAGCCAGAACCGTTCGTCGACGTCGGTTCCCATCCACGGCAGGTGGACGGATTTCGGCATCTTGAGGAAGGGCACGCGTACCTCAGCCTTGTTCCAGCTCGTCGATCTTGTTCTGGAGGTACCAGATCGCCTTCTTCAGGTCGTCGGCCGTGCTCTCACCCTTCTTCTTCCCGGCGCGCGAGATGTACTTGACGGCGTTCCCGAGCGAGAAGTCGAGATCCCATGCGCGGATCACCTTGATGGCCTCGTACGGGTTGTCCTTCCCGCCGTAGTGTGACGGGTGGTTGATCTTACTGGACTCGGAGTCCTTTCCCCGTCGCGTCAGTAGACTGATGATTGACGCGCGTGCTTCGTCGAGGTTGTCGATGCGGTACGTGACCGTGACCATGTCGTATTCTTCGTGCGCGATCTCGAAACCGTCGGGCGAGTGGAAGGTCGCGAATCCCAGTCGCTTGCAGGTGGCCTCTGACGAGTGAAGAACGGTTGCGATCGAGCGCGCGTCTTCCCAGTTGATGTTTTCGTGATGACCCTTGCTCGATGAGAGAATGATATCTCCGAGGATA